TGCTCTTGTGGTTATACAGTTGGGTTCTGCTCCCTGTGATTGTTTTGATTGTGTTATGGGTTTATGACAGGTGGTTCAAATGATGGCGAAAAAGCGTCCAGGACAGTTGGAAGGAGTCCTCTACGAGCAGACCACAGTTGTTAAGGTTCACTTTGACACAAGCCCTTAAACCTCTCCTCAAATTCGCCACCACCACAGAGAATCCACAGAAATTTTTTTCCGGCCAAAATTCAGACTCCAGCGAAAAAACCCTTGACTTTGACCTCTTTTTATGTTATCCTTCCATAAGATAGAGAAAGGAGATTATATGATACTTGATTACACAATACTGTTCTTTGCTTCATTTTCACTGGTCGGTTTATTAGGACTCCAGTCAAAGAATGTGCAAGGTTCAAAATACTTAGCGGCCGCAGTGACTTCTGTGGCCATATCCATTGCAAACTTCTTCTTTGTGAAGATAGTGGCATCGGGCAATTATGAGGCACTCGCTGTAGCCTCTGTGGGAGGTGCGTTAGGGATTATGACCGCCATCTACATTTATGATAAAATAAACAAAAAGGTCTAAATATATGTCTATGCACCTTTCAGATAAGATTGATAAGGCCATTAAGTCCATATATCATCAATTCAATGGCCATATGGGATACCGAACCATAGATGGATTTTGTCGTATGGCTCTCAAACCCTTTGGTATAAGAACTACATTCTATTTCAGTGATGAGTTAGACCATGGTGACTTTACCATTGCAGGACAATATGATTCAGAGCGAAAACGACAGCCTATATTGATTACACTGGTATTCTCTCGCAACGATATTGGGCACGATTTCTTTTGGAATGAGGAGAAGCGTAAGAAGTTTTGTTTTGAGCTTTCTCAGGTCTCTCAGCACGAATTAATACATAAACAACAGGCAGAGGCGAGGAATACAGAGGAAAGTGGTTATGTGGTTGAAAGAGACCCACAGAAGCAGTTAGAGTCCTATCTAGGCAACAAGGATGAAATTGAGGCGTATGCTCATGATATCGCATTAGAGATGAAGCATATGGGTTTATCGGTGTCGGAAAATCCTTGGAATTCTTTAAATTCTTACCAAATCTATAAGACTGCGTTTGACGGGTCGGATTGGAAGAAAGTGCATGATAGGTTAATTAAAAAGGTAGTCTATTGGATGGAGAATCTATGAACGATGCAAGTATATTAGGGTTAATTGTAACCATTGGGTTTTATGTGGCATATATGGTTGGTATGAGAACGGGTCGTAAAGATGGTGTGGCCGGTGCGTTAGAGCAGTTGGAAGAACAAAAGATTATATCGATTGATGAAAAGGGTGATATTAAGCCCGGAACCTCGGAAAAATTCTTTTCTAAAAAATAGTTTGCCACAAAAAAATTAAAAAAGCATATATAATATTGGATAGTTGAAAAACTATTCAACCGGTCTTGGTTTAACGACCAAGACATTTAATTAACATTAAACAAGGAATACATTTATGAAAAACTACCCTTACGGTGTGGTTCCTCCACACGCAAAAAAATTCACAGAATTAGATTTATCTCTTTCACGGGCTTTATTCAGTTTACAACATCCAGTATATGTCAATCTAACCAAAGGACTAAAGTTTGTTGAACGAACTATTAGACCTTTAAGTGATATCGATACATCTGATGTTGATTTAGCTGGTAAAACAAATGGTGCATATACACAATCAGCTCGTTCATCTGGCCGTGGCGAATATGCTGCTGATGTTCATGCTAGTATTGAACAACAAGGATATAAATTAGACAAAGAACCAATCTCTGTTGTTATTTGTCCAGATAAAAAAGAACACGCTTGTAATGGTCGAACACGATTAGAGAAATTACAACAATTAGGCTTTGAAAATGCCATTGTTGATGTTTTTGAAGCTGAAACTTGGAATGCGTTTCATGTCCACAGTTTAAAAACAAATCAATATGCTGATCCATATTCACCATTTTTAGCAATAGACCTTGAACAATATGCTTTAAAGGCATGGAGAAGTGGAGACCTCAAAAGAACATTTGAGGGTGTTTATGAGGCTGTCAAAGAAATTGGCGGAACATCATTCAAAGATAAAACCTATCACAATATTGCAAGTAATGTTGTTGGTTTCCATGATAGAGATTTACAGTTGTTTGCTCATACAGACGCTTCCGCTAAAGACTGGTTGAATAAAAATGGATATATCAATAATTTGAATAACAATCAAATTTATTATTATCCTTATGCGAGTTCTTCATGGTCAAAGTGTTTTGTTAATGCAGCTTCTTTTTATAATGAATTGATTAGTTCTGGAAAACCAGTAAAAGAAATTAGAGTAATTATTCAAACTGGCACCTTAAATGGCGCTGATGGTGAATATTGTTGGAAAAATAGAATTGACAGATTCAGAAGAAATTGGGCTGATGTGTATAATTTAATTGAAAAAACATATTTCATAAATTCAGAAAGAAAATCGATTATTAAATTATATGGTGCAATTCCGGCTGTAGCATCGATTGCTGACGAGTGGCCATTAGACAAATTGGTATTATTTAATAAAGGCGTGTTAGCTGACAAATATTTTCAAGACCTTGATGATGATAATAACTTATCTAATTTTCTTGAGGATGCTGCTTAATTTGGCCTTGACATTTGCCATTCTTTATGTTAGGATGGATACATAAAATACCTAATTGATGGTAGGTTAAGGCCATCAAGTTGAGTGAGCAACAACCGAGATAAACGGACCGTGGGCGCCTTACAAGAACCAATGATTTAGGCAAGCACTCACAAAATCGTTGGGAGAACCAATCAGAGAAGTTCGACTGGTATAAGGGCATTTGCGTCCGTGAGAGCCAGTATAATTAAATCTCTAAACTAGCCGCAAGTCTTTTAGGCAGTTCAGACTTACAAAAGATTAACTGCCTTTTTTTTTAATAATATAGGAATTGTTATGGCTGAAATTGACAATAAAGAAGACCAAATAGTTGAAATATCAAATGAAGTTGATGAACTATTAGTTGAACTATCAACCAAACATAAACAACATCCACTCAATCTAGCATCAATTATACTAGCCCGATTAATGGTTATGTGTAATGCTACAAACTGTTTAGATGAATTTGTTAAGATTGTTGAACAGATTGAAGGTGATATTGATAATCTTACTGTTGGAGAAAAATCAAAAGATGAGGTCATACATTAATGGGTATGAAACTTAAATCATTATTTCACACAAATGTTGGTGCATATGAAATAGAAAATGTTGATTATGATTCAATGATTGATTATATCTACAAAAATATAAAGATTGATGATGGTGTAAAAGTATCAAATATTTTAGGTTGGCAAAGTCAACATTTTAAACAAGAAGACCATGAAATATTTAAACCTATTTTTGATGAAGTTAACGAAATGGCCAAATCAATGTATTTTCTTTATGGCATTGAACAAACTCCAGAACCATTAAGATGTTGGGTTAATGTTAATGGTAAAAATGCTTCTAATTCTAGCCATCATCATGCACCATGTTTTTTTTCAGTTGTTGTTTACTTAAAAGTTCCAGAAAATTCTGGAAGTATTGTTTTTGAAAGAGATGATACCTTACTTCATGTAATTCATTACAATAAAATAACACATGATAATTTACCAGGTTATAGTGTTACACCTAAACAAGGAACAGCACTTATATTTCCTGCTAATTTGAAACATTCGGTTACACCAAATTTATCAGATGATGACCGAATATCAATTGCTATGAACTTTAGATAAGGAGTTATTATATTATGAATACCGTGTATGCTTTAATTCTTATTTCTTCATTAGGTGGTGTGCAAGAAGTTTATCGTTTTCCAAATATGGACGATTGCTTAGCAACCAAAACATCATATGAAGAAGTATCAGGCAACAAAGCTCATTGTGTTTCTTTAACAGTGAGAAAAAAAGTGCAACCAAGTGAGATATTTGAGAAATTTGGTAATATGATTAAAGAGATAGAAGGTAAAGACGACTTTGAACCCACAATTTGATGGCGTCTATTTCTATCCAGACAAAGATATACCAGATTATCTTAATATGGACTGGTTTCATTTTACAAAAAAGAAATATCAAAGCACCGAAAAACTAAACAACAATGCCATTGGCGACTGTTACTATGTTACTTTCATAGAAAAAGATAGAACAGGTATGCCAAAGTTAGCCGAAACATTTGAAGCTATCTTCGCAGATGTTGAAACCTACCTAGAAAATCTTGCCGGTTCTAATTCTATTGGCATCATTGTCAGAAAAACAACAAAATCACATCTTTGGATGGAAGATTACCGCAATAATATTGAAAAGAATGTTAGGATGGCTAAATTATACAAGCTTGCAAAATCAATTTATGAGAACGAACTAAAACCTAAACCTGAGGAGAACGAAGATGCCTAACTGGTGTATGAATAATTGTGAAATCCATCACGAGGATAAAACTAAAATTGATGCGATTGATAGTTTTTTAACAGAATATGATGCAAATGAAGACAAAGAAAAGACCGGTTTATTACAGTTTTTAGTTCCAAACCCAGCAAACGAATGGGATTATGGTTGGTGTGTTGAAAATTGGGGCACAAAGTGGGATATTCAACTCTATGAATGGGATAGAATTGATGAAAACACCATTTCTCTCAATTTTGATAGTGCTTGGGCACCACCAACAGTAGCTTATGACACATTAACCGAAGAAGGATATGATATTAGTGGTCATTACCTTGAAGAAGGCATGGGTTTTGTCGGTGCTCATGTAGATGGTGTTGATAAATCTTATGAATTTGACTATGAAGATATCACAAAATTAGATGATATACCAGAAGAAGTGTTGGAACATTGGAATTTGCGTGAAAGAGTTGAAGAAGAAATTGAATATCAGAAAGAAATTGATGAAGGTGAAGAAGAAGAGTGATAGAAAATTTTCAGATATTTAAAGAAAATATCTTAGTTGATGATAAATCTTATTTTTTTGAAAATTTTGTAAATAATATCACTTCACTTATTTCATGGAGTGATGTTGAAAGATGTTTGAACAATCCAATATTATATAATATTGATATGATAGACAATCAAACACAAAAAAATATCAACATACCAAAATATAATACTGAATTTTATGGTCTAGTGACAAGCCATAAACATATTATTGACAGCTTTAATCAAGGTAATACAGCCATTATTCATAATTATGGTTTGTATAGTGAGAAAACAAACGACTTTTTAAGAATGTTTGAAGAAAACTTTGATGTTTGTAGTAGAATTGCTGTTTATTGTGGTTTAAAAGAATCAAAATCATTTAAAATTCACGCTGATGAACCTAGTAATTTTATTATACAGGTTGAAGGCGAATCTGAATGGGTAATTTATAAAGAAAAAACATCATCATTATACTCACCGTCAAAAATAAATGAAATATGTGTTGATGATAGAGCGTTAGAAATAGAAACTGAATGTAAACTGAAATCTGGAGATATGCTTTATATACCAGCTAGAAGTTTCCATCAAATGAAATCGAATACAAAGAGAATTTCATTGAGTGTTCCTTGTTTTCCAAGAGAACAATATAAACTTTTACCTTTGGATAGAAATTATTATTCGATAGGAGATTAAAAAATGGCTGCTACATGGGATTACAAACAGGAGAAAATTATGATGAATGTTGATGCTACACAATTAGGTGAATTTAAAGACCAAGCAAGTAAAAATATTCTCATCCGAGCGTTGAAAGAACAAGAAGTTGTTGTTTCATTCAAAAAAGTTGATGGAACAATCAGAGATATGAAATGCACATTAATGGAAAATCGAATTCCAGAAGACAAAAAACCAAAATCTGAAAATTCAAAGAAAAATGACAGTGTTTTGCCGGTGTTCGATATCGAAAAAGATTCTTGGCGAAGTTTTCGATGGGATTCTATTCAAAAAATTTCATTTCCTATTTAAAAAGGCATAAATAGACGACACTTTTTCAACTTTTTGGAGGAACTACATCATGGCAAAACCAGGCGGACAACAAAGACTACATCCTAGCAAACGGCATCGAGATCCGTTAAAAACCAAGAACGAAAAACTAAGATTGGGACCTCTAAACATTAAACAGCTTGAGGAACTTGTTGAAAAATCAAAAAGAAGACGAGACCGAGCAAAGTATTTAAAAGAACTTATTCGAAAACAAGCGATATTCGCTAAAAGGAGCAAATAATTCGTTATGGCTGTTGTAAAAAAATTTAAAAACGCTAAACAAACTTTTGGAATGAAAGTTGTAATTGATGATAGAACTCCTTTTGACAAAGCTTTACGAATATTTAAAAGAAAAGTTGATAATTCAGGTCTTTTAAGAGAAATACGAGAAAGACAAGAATACGAAAAACCCTCCACCGAGAGAAAACTCGCAAAAAATCGTGCAAAAAAACGCTGGCAGAAAAAGTTTGAACAAACAATTGTTGCCGGTCGTGCCAAAAAATATTAGCATAAATAATAGTATTATTATTCTATATCTTTACGCTTAAAGCGTAATTGTCTTTGATAAATTACAGGAAAAACTATGAAAACACCAATTTTATTGGGCGTTTTGTTATGGTCTTGTTTTGTGGTTTCAGCCCCGCTGGAAGATTTTGAATTTAAGAGTCCAGCCTTTAATGGTAATGGTTATTCTGCTCATGTTTTAACAATTGAGAATCAGGAACACTCTCGTAAGAAAGCTATTGCAGAAAAACTTGAAGCAAAACTCAAAGAAGCTGAAAGAGAAGCTAATAGCACCAATTTATCCAAATTTCTTAGCAACCTAGAATCAAGGATATATGCACAAATTAGCCAAGATTTGGCAACAGCAATGTTTGCTGATGATTCGTCATCTCCAACTTCTGGCACATTAACATTTGAAGGAAATGTAATTTATTGGGATAAAAGTTCAGGTGATATAGAATTACAAGTTACTGATATAGCAGGCTCAACAACAACAATTACAATACCTTTGGGTGATTTTACTTTTTAATGAAACACTTATTATTACTACTATTAGCTTTAGTGCTAGTTGGTTGTGCTACTGGTCAAGCGATGCGAGGCGAATACGACCCGCCAATGGCAGTAGAAAAATCGACTGTTAAAGAATTTGATTCAATAGCAAAACCAAAACTAGGCAAAATAACAGTAGCTGTTTATAATTTTATAGATAAAACAGGACAAAGACGACCAAGTCAGAATACATCCAGTTTTTCTACTGCTGTTACACAAGGCGCTGAAAGTTTTTTAATTAAAGCACTAAAAGATGTTGGTGAATGTGGTTGGTTTGATGTGGTTGAAAGAGTTGGATTAGCAAGTCTAACACAAGAAAGACAAATTATACGCCAGATGCGAGAAGCGTATGAAGGTGCTGATGCAAAACCACTTATGCCAATGAAATTTGCAGGAATGTTAATTGAAGGTGGTATTACCGGTTATGACCAATCAACAAGAAGTGGCGGAAACGCTGCTAGATTGCTTGGCATAGGACCATCAACAAAATATAGTGAAGATATTATTACAGTAAGTTTAAGAGCAGTCAGTGTCAATACTGGTGTGGTATTGGCTGCGGTTAATGTTCAAAAAACAGTTTATTCTACCGCTGATAGTTTAGCTGTTTTAAAATTTTATGACCAAGGCACACAAGTTTTTGAATTTGAATCTGGTCTTACTTTAAATGAGCCAGCAACAATGGCAGTTAAAGCTGCTGTTGATGCAGCTGTAGTTGAACTCATTAAAGAAGGCGAAAGGAAGAAAGTTTGGGAATTTGCTAACAGTCAGGAGACAAAATGAATAAAATAGTAACAATGTTTTTTACATTATTACTGACAATGACGGTTGCGTTTGCAGCTGATAATAGCATTTATATTGACCAAGTGGGCGGAAGTTCTACAATTGATATTACACAAGATGGTAGTTCAAACAAAGTTTATGGAGTTGGAGATAGTGAAGGAACAGCCGCTACATTTACTGGTGATAGTCAGACAATTGATATAAGACAAGTTGGTTCAAGTAACTTATTAGGAATTGATTTAAATACTTCGGTTACTTCGGGTGTTGGTATTGATTTAACATATTACATTACAGGTTCTAACTCTGTAGCAAGTATTGATGTTAATGGTGACGGTCAAGGTACCGCATCAAACAATACAATTGACATTCAAATGACTGGTGATTATAATGACCTAACATTTGATTTACTTGGAACAGGTAATAGTTTAACTGCAACAGCAACTGGTGGTAATTATAACGATTTTGATTTTACCATTAATGCTGATTCAACCACTTCAAATGTAGCAATTAGTGGTGGCGGTGGTAATACAACAACACTTAATTTATCAAGTGATGATGCAACTGTTGATATTACAGCTGCTGGTGCAAGTAATACACTATCAGTAACACAAAGCGGTCTTGGTGGAACAAATGGTATGAACTTTGATTTAGATATTACTGGTTCATCTAACTCATTTACTTCAACACAAGCCGGCTCACAAGACAATGACATTGATGTGAATATTACTGGTTCAAGCAACACATGGACCATTTCACAAGATGACTAATGAAAAAGTTTCTAGCACTCTTATTGTTAATACCCCTATTAGCTGAGAGTGCTATAGGAACTATCACAGACCACAAACACGACCCTCTATCAATCAAAAGACAAGATAAGACACTAGAAGGTATTATGGGTACCGGTGTCGAAATGCAAGATACATTACGCACAGGCCAAGGCACGGCTGAAATTACATTTGAAGACCAAACACAAGTTCAAATGACACAATCAGCCAAACTTATCATTGATGAGTTTGTCTATGACCCAGCAAATAGTGATGCAAGTAAATTGGCATTAAAGATTGCATCTGGAACGGCTAGATACGCTTCTGGACAAATAGCAAAGAATAATCCACAGAAAGTTAAAATTAAAACGCCTAGCGCAACGGTATCGGTCCGTGGTACTGATTTTACTGCAACTGTTGATGAGATAGGTGCAACAACAGTTATTCTATTACCAAGTTGCCCAGCAGGTTGGCTTGATATGGAAAGAGATTGTATTACAGGTGCAATTGAAGTTGAATCCTTAGGTGGTGTTGTTTTTATGGATAAACCATTTGAAGCAACTCGTGTGCCTAACCTAGAAGCAAAACCAACCCCACCAGTTATTGTTGATTTAACAGAGGAGATGATTCGACAAATTATTATTGTTGGACCACCTAAAGAAATTAAAGAACAAGATGTTGCAGAAGCCTCAAATAATATATTAGATCAAAGTGAATTAGATAAAGACTTACTAGAAAATGAACTTGATAAAGAAGATGAAAAACTTTATGAAAACAAACTGGCACAAAATCTATTAGATAGAGATTTTCTTAAAAACATTTTAGATATATTAGATTTACAATTAAAACTAGCACAAGAAAGAACATTATCAACACAAGAAAAGAATGAGATACTTCCTGATTATATACCTGACCAAGGTGTAACAGCAACAGTTGATACAATCAATGTTGAACTTTGTATTGATACGACCGGTAGTGATATTGCTTGTGTCAGAGTTCCCACACACCAAGAAGCTACCATAAGACAAATACAAGGCGCTGTTGATATAACAAATAGGGTGAATAGTGAAGGCACGACCATAATTACAACTAAACAATGAAAACTATAATTCTTATTTGTGTATTTTTAATTGGTTGCACCACACCTGTGGAAGGCAAGTATCCTGTCAACGAATATTTGAGGCCAAATGGTTGGAACGACCATTTTTGGGTAGCATGAGATACTTAATCACAATACTGTTATTTGTCTGTTCTAATGCGTTTGCTTTAGACATCCTAATTTATCACAACAACTATGCTTACACTGATTCAAAGTCTGGACTTGAAGGGCAAGGATACACTGTGACAGGCACAACATCAACAACAACTGATTCAGCATCAACTCTGGCAAACTATGATGTAGTATTTGACCAACTATACAACAATAACTGTGGATCAACTTGTCGTGGTAACTATGACACTTATGTTAAAGACGGTGGCACTCTAGTTATCGTGGGCGAGAACTCAAACTTTTCTGGTAGAAACTCAAACATTGTGAGTTTGATTGAAAACAAGTTTGGAGGCACATTAGATTTAGGTTCTGATGTTTATGGTGGAGAATATTACACGGGTGGCACGAACAACACAACCAATACATCAATTAGTGGCGCTGATGATGGCGGACAATATATTGCTGGATCAAGTATTGCCACAACATCAGACGGCACTTGGGTAGCAAAGACCTCTGGTGGCGCCATAATTTGGATGATGTGGCGTGGCAGTAGTTTGCCAAGTGGCTACACGGGTTCTGTTATAGTGACATTTGACATTAATCAGTTCCAAGCAAGTTATGATAGTGATGCTACCTGGGAATTCTTTGATGATGTTGTTTATTATGGTATCAATGGTGAAATGCAATCAAGTTCACCAACAACATCTACCACAACAGGAACAAGTGGTGGTATAACATCAGCACAGTCAACATCTAAGAGCCAAGCAAGAACAAGAAGCGATAGTTACACAAATGGTAATACTGTTTATATTGACCAGATTGGTAATAATAATACCGTAACAATCGAACAAGATGGCACAGCAACAAATACTATCAAAGGAATATATCTAAATGGTAATGATGCTGGTGTAATAAATGGAAGTTCAAATACAATTGAAATGAGACAAGGTGCTGACACAAGCACATCATCAAACTTAATTGAGTTTTCTATTATTGGTAGCACAAACGATGTATTGTTATACCAAGATAGATTGAATACAGGATATGAAGACACACAAGCTGGTGGTGGCCATACAATACAATTAGATTTAGATGGTGATTTAAATGACATTGATATTATTCAAAGAAATAACTATGATACCAATGGTGGTCATTTTGTAAATTTAGAAGTAACAGGTGATAGTAATGTTTTAGATTTAAAACAAATTTCTGACTATGGTAAAAATATATTTGGTAAAGTAACAGGTGATTCAAATAATGTTACTGTTTATCAACACGATGATTCAAACAAATACCTAGATTTCAATTTAACTGGTGATGGTCATACAATTGATGTTGAACAAACCGGTACAGGTGCTCATAATGCTGAGATTGATTTAACATATGGTTCAGCTTCATCAACAGTTAATTTACTTCAACAAGGTTCAACCAACCAAAGTTACTCAATAGAACAAACTTGTTATACAACAGGTGGATGTTCAACCACCGTAACTCAAGGCCAATAAATAAGAAACTATGAATAAATTATTATCGCCTTGGTGGGCACTTTTATTACTTTTTATATTAATCCCGATTCGAGTAAATGATTATGCTTTTGTTGAATCATTACGATTAAGATATTTTGATACACTGATAACATCAGTACCAGAAACAACAAACAATATACATCTGGTTAATATTGACGAATCAGCACTTGAAAAACATGGACAGTTTCCATTTAATCGTGGTGTTTATGCTGACATCATTGAAGATTTATATAAAAGAAAAGCCGGTCTAGTTATATTTAATATAATGATGCCTGAGAAAGATAGGTCAGGTGAAGATTTTAAATTAATAGAAACATTAAAAAATTATCCTATCATATTACCTAATGCTGGTTCAGATGTAACAAAAAATGAACCAAAAAATCCAGGTGCAGTTTCAATTGGTATTAGTAGAGACAAAACAGTTGAATATCCTGGTATCATAGCCAACATAAAAGAATTAGAACAACTTGCTTCTGGTGTTGGCATTGTAAATACATTTCCTGAGATTGATGGTGTGACACGAAGAATGCCATTAGTCATTTCAAGTAATAATATTCTTTATCCTAGTTTATCACTTGAGACTTTGAGAGTTATTGCTGGTGACCCAAGTTTTCAAATTAAATTTAATGAACTTGGTGTTCAAGCATTAAGAATACCACAGTTTGGTAAAATACAGACGGATACCATTGGTCGTATATGGATTGATTGGCAACAAAAAGGTGTCGAACATAGTCTAACTAAACTTCCAGATTCTTTTGATGATGGTGTTGTAATCGTAGGTGTGACAGCGAAAGGATTATCAAATCCAATTTCTACAAGCATAGGCGAAGTATGGCCACATTATGCACAAGCTTCAGTTGTAGGAACTTTGTTCAATAATGTTAATATATCAAGGCCTGATTGGGCTGACGGTGCTGAATTACTCAGCATTGTTGTTTTATCAATCATACTACTTTTAATATCGAGGTGGAAATATGGAATTATTCCTAACATTGGTATTATTTACGGTTTGTATTATACTTCGATGTATGTTTTCCAAAGAGAAAATATATTATTGGACGCTTCTTTTCCTATTGTCAGTGTGGTTATTGTTTATAGTATTGGTTATACGCTTAAATTTCTATCTGAATTAAGACAAAAACTACAAATTAAAAAACAATTTGGAACTTATCTATCACCAGCTCTTGTAGAAAAACTACAAAAGAATCCTGAGTTACTTAAACTCGGTGGTGAGACACGAGAATTATCAATTATGTTTTCAGATGTTCGTGGTTTCACAACCATATCTGAACACTATGGAAAAGATGTTCAAGGTTTAACTCAAATTATGAACCGTTATATGACCGCTATGACACAAAAAATACTTGATAACAACGGAACACTTGACAAGTATATTGGTGATGCTCAGATGGCATTTTGGAATGCCCCACTTGATGACAGAGACCATGCTAAAAATGCTGTTAAGACAGCTCTTCAAATGTTGGAAGACTTAAGGAGTTTTAACCATGAAATCTCAAAAGAAGGTATCCCGCCGTTCGGTATGGGATTGGGTATTAATTCTGGCGATGTGGTTGTGGGTAATATGGGCAGTTCTCAGCGCTTTGACTATACTTGTTTGGGCGATAGCTGTAATCTCGCATCAAGGTTAGAGGGTCAAAGTAAAAATTATGGTGTTGAATTAATCATTGGTAAAAGAACCGCAGATTTAATACAAGATGAATATGATGTTGTTGAATTAGATACAATTGCTGTAAAAGGTAAAACACTAGGTGTCAAAATATATACAGTGACACCTATGCCAGATAAAACAGAACATAAAAAGTTCTTAAGAGCATATTATGCTGGTGAATGGAAAACGGCTTTACTAATGACAGGTAAATTAAGAATACAAAATTCTCAACTAATTAAATATTATGATTTAATGGCAGAAAGATTAAAACAAGGTGTTCCTGCTAAATGGGATGGAGTATATCACGCTACTTCGAAGTAGAATCTTTTCCTTTTTTTCTTTCTTCTTCTTCTCGTAATTGTAGGATTGTATTGAGTTTTTGATTAAGGCGAATAAGGTCATTATCTAACATACGAACTCTATCAATTAAATCAATTAATATCTTTTGTGCATCACCGATAACTGGTGCAACTTCCTCAGTTACCCATTTCCAAATAAAGTAAATGAAGTAACCAAGGCCGAAGACTGCTATGATTGGAAAACCATAGTTTTGTATTAATTCTGCTATATTATCCAATTCAATAAAAATCCTATAATCAATCCAAGAGCGAATGATATAAACATATCTTTATCATACCATAAAGGTGTTTTGGGTAATCTTTTTATTTGTTTTTTCATTGTAATTCTACTTGTTCAAATTTATCATATGGTAATTCTGAAAAATCTCCATTATGCCAATCAATATGTATCATATTAGGATATTCTTTCATAAAATACCAACAGCCAGGAATATATAGTCCGTCTATTCTTTGTGCTGATGCTTTCATATATCCTTTTGGTTTATCTTCACATTCTGTTTCTTGTGATAGTACCACTCTTAAACCATCATATATGTACATTACTAGCAATGGTTCTAAAGCATTAACTGTAAGAGTCCAAAATAATAATATTAGTAAAGTTATCTTTTTCATAATGTATAATCCTGATTATTTTCTTTTTCAGGTTTAAAAATATCCAATGGCCATTCTACTCTTAAACCATCACCATCAATAAAGTTTACCATAGGAAAAACTTTGTAACCTGGTATTTTAGGGGCATCAGCAACACTAGGAACATCATAACAACCCTCATAAACAATATTTGCTTCATTTGTGGTTGCATAACCTCTGTATGGATATTCTTTACTATATTTTGATAATTGGCAAGATTCGTGGGTGAGAACAATATAACCTCCAGCATCATTGGCGGCGTAAACCTCAAGGGTTACTGGATCGGCTGCAGAATCTAGCGCTAACAATAGCGCCACTAAAAACATTTGTATTTTCATGGGATTAATCCTTCCGAGCGTCATTCTTTCCGTCAGCTCGAGCAATGCGATTGATATCTGGTTTAACACCTAGAGCGGACGACATAAGAGTGTCTATGCGAATAACATCGTGATTCATAGTTTTTACACGATTGTCTAATGCTATAATAATGCCACTCAGACGCTTGACAGAATCAGTCACATCTGATAGAATAAATTTCAATGTTAAAAAAACAAAATAACCGGCAGCCATTGCAGCTGCAATTGGAAATCCTACATCGGTTACTAAACTTAAAAAGTCCATGTTTGCCTCATTATGCTTGACTTTATGTCCTATTTATGTTAATATGCCTAAATAATAGGTATATTACAATTATGAAACATTTAAATTATGGCTACTAAAAAACGCAGAAAACCAATGTCACCCGAACAACGAGAGGCTGCCGTTGAAAGATTAGCGGCTGCTCGTGAAAAACGACTTAAAGAAAATCCACCTGAATATAAAAACATAGCTGATAAAGTTCAGAACTTACCAGAAGACCATCCTTTATCAATGAAAAATGTTAAAGAATGGATTAAAGTCACACAAGATAAACTTGGTGCTTTAAAGGTTGCAGTTCGTCAGAATGTTAAAGGTGCGGCTGCTGAAACAGCATCACTTGAAGGATATATTCGTAACATGAAAATGTATTTGGAGAGTGGCGATTGGATTGATGATTTCTATGGCGAAAACATGGAAATGAAAATGGGTAGAAGATGTATTGCTATGGCCTATGATAAAGAAGGCAATCCAAAAAGAAGCATTGGTGTATTTTATGATGATATTGGATTGGAATGGACACAAGAACTTGACATTCAATCACGCACATAAATATTTGCCTCAATATAATTTTAAATTTGATATAATAATACTATGATAATTTTTGACTACAATCAGGTTGCAATCTCCAATCTGATGGAACATATTGGTTCTTCAAAAGGACCTGTCGATGAATCTATGGTTCGCCATATGATTCTTAATACAATCCGAACATATGTAAAAAAATACAAAGCGTCTCATGGTCCAGAAGTTGTTATCGCTTGTGATAATAAAAACTTTTGGCGTAGAGATTTGTTTCCTAACTACAAAGCGGGCCGTAAGAAAGCACGAGAAGCTTCAGGCCATGATTGGAATTCTATTTTTGATTGTTTGCATTTAATTAAAGACGAAATCAAAAATAATTCACCATATAAAGTTGTAGAAGTTGAAACATGTGAAGCTGATGATGTTATTGCTGTATTAGCTATGAAATATTCAGCAACACAAAGAGTTATGATACTTTCATCTGATAAAGATTTTGCTCAATTACAGAAGTTTAAAAATGTAGAGCAATACTCACCTATTATGAAAAAAGCTTTGATTGAACCATTACCAACGGTTCAACTCAAACAATTGATTATTCGTGGTGATAAATCAGATGGTATCCCAAATATTTTATCCAATGATGATGTTTTTGTTGAAGGTATTCGCCAACGACCAATCACAGAAGCTAAAATTATTAAATGGTTAAATCAGGATCCAAAAGACTTCTGTACCGATGAAATGTATAGAAACTTTACAAGAAATGAGATGTTAATTGATTTAACTAAAATACCCGAAGGATTAAAAGAACAAATCCTCGATGAATACGATAACGCTAAACCTAGTAATAGACAACAGTTTATGAACTACATGATAGCTAATCGCTTGAAAAACTTACTGGAGGTCATTGACGAGTTCTAATTATGTTACTATTTTCCGAAATATTTGAACAGATTGAAATAGCTGTTGATAAAAAAAGCCGTATTGAAATTTTACAAAAAAACGATTCTTTATCATTAAGAGAATTTTTTCGTTTATTGTATGATGATAATATTGAATTTGATGTAGAGATTCCTAAGTATAGACCAGCGATTGAACCAGCTGGACTTAACTTTACCTATCTTCATTCAGAAGTAAAGAAACTTTATCGTTTTATTAAAAATGAACCTAGAGCAGTTATGCTAACACCAAAAAAGAAATCAGAAATATTGGTTGTTATTTTGGAATCATTGCATAAAGATGAAGCTAAACTACTGGTTGGATTAATCAACAAAGATATAGGTGTAAGACACTTAAATGAAGCTTTAGTAAAAGAAGCTTATAGTTTATGAAAGTAGCGGTTGTTACACCGACCATTGGTTCTGAACATTTGGAACAATGTGTTGAATCTGTAAGAAAACAAACCTACGAAAATCATATTCATTATGTTGTAAAAGATGGAATGAATGTTAAAGTTCCGTCATACCTGAACCTTTTGCCTGATGTAAAGTTTATTACACTAGATGAAAATGTTGGTAAAGGTTGGTATGGTCATCGTGTTTATGCAGCTTGTTCTTTTTTAGTTAATGCTGATGTTATTTGTTACTTGGATGAAGACAACTGGCTTGAACCAAACCATATTGAGGAAGTTGTAAAAACTTTAGAACAAGGTAATGATTGGTGCTATTCGTTAAGAAATATTGTTGATAAAAATGGAGAATTTATTTGTGAAGACAACTGTGAATCTTTGGGTCATTGGCCAGTTTATTTTAATCCAGAAGTTCATCATATTGACACATCATGTTTTGCCGTTCGCCGTGATATTGCTGTTAGAATTGGTCACGCTTGGTATGGACAATGGGGTGCAGATAGACAATTCTTTGCAAACATAAAACATAACTTTGAAAAATGGACCTGCACAACAAAATATACAGTAAACTATCGTTTAGATGGAAATGAAGGCTCTGTAACAAAAGAATTTTTTGATAAAGGCAATCAAGCCTCAAAGGAAAAATATAATAACAAATATCCTTGGACAGGAGAAAAACTTTGACTAAATCCGTTTTAATTACAGGTGTAACCGGTTATCTTGGAAATCATGTAGCAAAAGCTTTCAAAAAGAAAGATTGGACAGTTCATGGTTTTGATAACAAACATACAACAAATCCATACCTTGATGTTTTTACACCAGGCGATGTAACAGACCCAGCTGCTTTAGATAGATTATTTGGAACATGGAAATTTGACATGGTTGTTCATTTAGCGGCTAGAATAGAAGCAGGAATATCTGTTAAAGAACCACACACATTCTATCAAACAAACACAGGCGGAACCGCTAATGTTGTTAAAGCAATGATTGACCATGGTGTAGATAAAATTGTATTCTCATCAACCGCTGCTGTTTATAAAACAAAAGAAGAACCTATCAAAGAAACGGACCCTTTAGAATTTAATTCACCTTATGGACATTCTAAGCAAATGGCTGAAGAAATCATTCAGAGGTCTGGATTAAAATATACAATATTTCGTTTTTTCAATTTAACAGGCGCTGATCCTGATGGTGAATTTGGTGAAGCACATGAACCAGAAACACATTTAATACCAAGATTAATAATGAACCAAGAAAATGGCAAATTCATTATAAATGGTACAGATTATCCAACAGAAGACGGAACTAATGTAAGAGATTATGTTCATGTTACAGATGTTGCTGAGGCTATCTATGATGGCGCTAGACATTTAAATTCAAGCGGACAATCTGATATATTTAATCTTGGATGTGGCACAGGTTATGGTATCATGCAAATTATAGATGAACTAGAAATCTGTTCGGGTAAAAAAGTAAAATATAAAATTGGTCCTAGAAGACAAGGCGATGCCGTTAGTCTTATAGCTGACATAACAAAAGCGAAGGAGGTTTTAAACTATACTAGGAGATTTGATATCGTTTCTATCCTAAATACTGCATATAAATGGCATAATAGAGATACAGATGAAGAAACGACCTCAAAAGTATAAACCACCTAATGCTGTAGATAAAGATTTAGATGATTTTCTTTTATCATCTGAACGAATAAACACAGCACTGTTAAATAATCACATTAATTTTTTAACAGGCGAAATTAACGAAGAAAATACAACAGAGATTATCCGTTGGATTGCTTATGAGAATACATTAGCAACCGAAGTGCCTTTGACATTGTTTATCAATTCAACAGGAGGAAGTTTGACTGATGCGTTTGCATTGATTGATATCATGCACAACTCACACCGTAAGATAAGAACTTTTGGAATTGGTAATATAATGAGTGCAGCTTTTCTAATCTTTACATCTGGAATGAAAGGTGAAAGATACATAGGAAAGAATACAAGTATAATGTGCCATCAATATACTGGTGAAATTTATGGAAAACACCACGACTTGACAGCACAATATAAAGAGACTGAATCTTTAAATCAAAGAATGGTTGAAGTATTAAAACAGGCTACATATTTGGATGAACGAACAATTAAAAAAAGATTGTTACCACCATCTGATGTTTGGCTTTCACCAGATGAAATTATTGATTTGGGTATTGCAGACCGCTTAATAAGTTAGGGGTAAAAAATGGAATCAGCTATAAGGTTTTTTCAAAGCAGAATAATCCAACTTACTTTTGAAATAGAAGAAAGAGAAACTGAAATTAAAAAGTATGAAGCGTTGATTAATGAGGTGGAAAAAGAAAATAGCAAAGAACAACAACTTACATTATTTTAAATTATGAAAAATGAAAAACATGAAATTCTGACCATTTTAATGGAGGAATGTGCTGAGGCTTCAATTGAAGCATCAAAAATAATTAGATTTGATAATGGATATGATAGACTGGAATCTGAACTAGGAGATATCTATTGTATGATAGAAATCTTAATAGAACACGGCCTTATCAAAAAAGAGCATTTAGAAAGTTGTGCTCAAGCAAAACGCATGAAACTTCGTCAGTGGAGTGATATTAAAAATTTATAATGGATTTAATAAATCAAGATTTTAAAAATCAAATTAGAAACCAATATCTTACGGAAAATGTTTCTTTATTTCTATATTCACTAATTCAGACCTGTAGGCCAAAAAATATTATAGAATTTGGAACGGGTTATTCAACTCTTTTTATTTCACAAGCAATCAATGATATTAAAAATGAAAATCCTAAATTTATTGAATATTTAAGAGATAATGATTATTCAACAGATGATTATTTAAGTCATACAAAATTTTATAATCCAAAATTTACAGTCGTTGATAATTTTAGTGATGGATCTGCTATACACGAAACGGCCGATATTTTAAAAAATAATTCTTTAGATGATAACATCACATTTGTAAATCAAGATATATTTGATTTTATTAAAACAGATAATGAGCTTTATGATTTTGTTTGGCTTGATGCTGGTGGTGCTGAAGAATATATGAGAATCACTGAACATTTCTTACAAAAGCTTCCACCAAATGGAATAATAATTATTCATAGTACCGTTGGAAATCTTATGGGTAAATTATTTGTAAGTGAGTTGAAAATGAATCATATGGGAAACCATAATATAGAAATTATGACTTTTGAAGAACCGCATAAAAAAATTCAAAATAGTTTTACCGTTTTGAAAAGACAGGGGCACTATAAAGTGTATTCTGTGAATGCTTAATTTTATAATGGAGAAATTATGACTTATATTTACTATAATATACAGCCGTTCAAATGTGATGCCTTCCATAACGGTGAAATGAAAACAATTACAGAAGAAAATCTACAAGGCCAATGGTCTGTATTATTTTTCTATCCTGCTGATTTTACTTTTGTTTGTCCAACCGAACTAGGTGATTTAGCGGACAACTATGAAGAATTCCAAAAGATTGGTTGTGAGATTTATTCTATCTCAACCGATACAAACTTTACTCACATGGCGTGGCACGAAGCATCACCAACTGTGGGTAAAATTCAATATCCAATGTTAGGTGATCCTACTGGACATTTAGCAAAACAACTTGGTGTTTATATTGAGTCCAAAGGTCTTGCTGAACGAGCAACATTTGTGATTGACCCCAAAGGTCAAATTCAAATAGTTGAAATGACAGCCGGTCGTATTGGTCGAAGTGCAGAAGAACTGCTCAGAAAAGTAAAAGCCGCTCAATATGTTGAAGCAAATCCAAACGAAGCTTGTCCTGCTAAATGGAAAGAAGGTGATACCACATTGACACCACATTTAGATTTAGTTGGCAAAATCTAATATGACACTTTTATGACAAAACTTCATTTAGGTGCCAGGCTATGAAATATTTCCTTTAAATACCTTTTGTGGAAAACTTAAGCATAATTCAAATTATAGTGGCCTTCGCAGTAGGCTCATTAGTAATTGGTGCTATATTAAGTTGGATATATTTAATCTGGATTTTTATAAAGGAAAAATTTTCATGAAGAAAATTCTATTAGCAGTATTACTTGCAACATCTCTAACTGTTATGGCAGAAGAGCAAACTAAAAAAGGTTACTATGTTGGCCTTAAATTAACACATGAAGATAATAAAAATGGCAGTGATGCTGATAAATGGGGTATGACATTTGGTAAGCATTTATATAAATGGTTAGATGCTGAAATTTATACAAGAACAAAAGATAAAGACACCGGTAGTAATGATACCAAACTTGAAGGTGCCGTGATTGGTAAGTATAAATTAACCGATAGTCTATCCGCCTATACTCGTGCCGGTATTGGTAACAAATACACACGAGATGAAGACTATGGTTATTGGACAATTGAACCAGGTTTAAAATATAAACTCAATGATGATTGGTCAGTTAAAACGGGTGTTCGTTTCCGTGACGCTTTTCAAACAGACCATAATGCTAATGATACAACATATAAAACAAGTGTTGGATATAAACTTACAGACGATACTTCTATCGATATGGGTTATGCCCTTAAACGAGGCGATTCAAAAACAGAAGAATTTGGTTTAGGACTTAAGTTCGAATTTTAACCAAAAAAAGCTTGACAAATCTCCATTTTTCTGATACCATCCAGGTGTAAAGTGAAATGGAGATTTTTTTATGGGTAAAGTAAAAGAGTTATATACAGAATATACCGAATTACTTAAAAGTGCAGACTGGTATTTTGAATATTCAGATGACCATAGAGTATGGCAATCTGGTGTTAATCAATTTCAACAACTTGAAAAAATGGCACAAGAAATTGACCCAAAATACACAATCTGGAACGAGTATGCACCAGATGCTTTTAAAGTAACAATTGATTAAATTAGGCATTCAAAAACATCATAACTGCTCTATCAGTTTGTTTGATGATAATAAACTTCTATTCTATATGGAAGAAGATAGATTATCAAAAACTAAACATACCGGTGGAGTTCCTATAAATTCTTTAATAGAATTAAAAAAATTAAATTACAATATTGATAAAGTTTATTTAACTGGTTACAATCATAATTATGATGAAGCTATTTTGGTGACGACTGCGGTTAGACAAATTTTAAAAATAGACCAAAAAATAGCAATTAATTGGGAAGAATATCAATACAGCCATCATACAACACACGCTTTTAAAGCATTTGAATCATCTGGTTTTAATGATGCAATAATTATTGTCAGCGATGGAAGAGGAAGTAGTTATGGTGTCATGGACAATGATACGAGAAACGGAATAAATTATGAATTATCTTCAATATTTTATTTTTCAAAACATATAAAAAGAACACTATTTAAACACTTATATACAGAAAACTTATCAAGATTCAAATTATTAAATATACCTTTTGAATATGAAACAAAGTTTACTGAACATTTGAGTGGTGGTAATTTATACGCTCAAGCTACAACAAAAATAGGATTAAATTCTAATGAAGAAGGTAAGTTTATGGGTTTGGCTGCGTATGGCAAATATGATAAACGATACGATAAAAATTTTAGATATGAAGAATTACAAAAACTTAAAATTGATAATTTTGCTAACTTTGCTTTTACAATCCAATCTAATTTAGAAGAATATAGAAAAAATCTTTTACTTAAAGCTTTAGAACATAAAATGACAAATAATATTGTATTAACAGGTGGTGTAGCTTTAAATGTTGTTTCAAATTACAAACTTAAACAAACTTTCAATGAACTTAATTTTTATGTTGAACCCATGTGTGGTGATGAAGGCAATTCAATTGGAATTGTTAATTTTTTAGGTGGAACAAATACAGGTAAGTTAAAAGATATTTACATTGTTGGAAATAATCCTATCTATCATACCAATTTTGAAGGTTTCAATTTTATTGATGTGAAAGAAAAAGATATTGTTGATTTATTATGTAAAAAAAATATGGTTTGTATATTTCAAGGAAAAGCTGAAGCTGGCCCAAGAGGTTTAGGAAACAGAAGTATTTTATTTGACCCTAGAGTAAAAAACGGAAAAGACATAGTTAATAAAGTTAAAAAACGAGAAGAGTATAGGCCTTTTGCTTGTTCAATTATGCATGAATTCGCTAATGATTGGTTTGACATGGCCGGTTTAGATGAATCACCATTTATGATGTATGCTGTGCAAGCTAAAAAAGATATTAAGAAAAAAATACCATCAGTTATACATGAAGACAATACTTGTAGAGTTCAGACGGTTAAAAGTGAGCAGAATAAAGCTTTATATGATTTATTAAAAGCTTTTAATGAAAAAACTGGTGTTCCAGTTTTGTTTAACACATCGTTTAATTTAGCAGGAGAAACAATAGTTCATACTTTAGAAGATGCAATAGACACGCTCAGGCGCTCCAAACTAAAATATCTTTACTTACCCGAACTTAAAAAATTGGCAATAAAAGCTTGACATAAAAGACATTTTGTGTTAGGATTTATATTATGATAATTTATGTTAAAAATACATATAAACCTATGCGTAAGTCCAAAAAGCGTGTAGATGTATCTAAACGACCATCAAAAGTCAAAATAGTTCCTATGCAGACACATTTCAATCCAGTTGTAAGTGGTGTTTTACATAGAGAAACTCCAAACTATCCTAGTTTATCAACAAATGGTGGCTCAACAACCAAATCACAAAGAAATGTCTATACTGGTGATAATATGATTGGTATAGGCACATTACACAAATCTAATGCTGTTCCTATCTTCAAAAAAGAAGATATGGAAGACCAGGCTAAAATGAGGAGATAATATTGATTGAATTTATAGTATATGTATGGCTGAATACAGCTTATGATGGCAATCCTATTGTTGTGGGTAAGTTTGAGAACTGTGAACAAGGTATGGTGATGGTGAAAAACACATATCCTAATGCCAAGGCCGCTCATTGCATACTGCCCGAATATACACCACCAGGTGGAAAAAAATAGGCAAATATAAGGTAATAATGCTTGACTTTTCGGTAATTTTGTGTTATCCTTGCCATTCACAATATAACTTTGAGGAAATATATTATGAAAAAAGTGAAACTTAAACCGTTTCAGAAATTGTTGACAGTTATGATTTCTGGAAATCCAGTAACAAAAGATGAAGTAAATACATTACTCGGCAACGAGATTTATATGTATCGTATTTCAACATACATTTGGCATATTAAAACTGTTGCAAATGGTATTGTTCGTATCATCAAAGACGGCCGAAAAGTAACATCATATCAATTGGTCAATGTTGATGAAGTTAAAGAATATATGCGTAGAGTTGGTATAATGAACACCAATTATACACCAGGCAATATCACTAAAAAACCTTCAATTTCTAAACTAGCACAATTAGATGCTGAACCGATTGTTGAAGAAAAATTACAGGTTGCCTAATGAAAAAATTATTACTACCTTTATTAATCACATCAATGTTTGCTAACGCAGAAGTGGTTACGGCTGTTGGTGAATACAAATATGGTCCTGATACATCAGATGAAGTGGCTTGTGATATGGCAAGAATTATTGCAAAACAAAATGCAATATTAGATGTTGCTGGTGAAAACATCGGTGCAACTATTATTGAAAATTGCAGTAATGAAAAGTGCGATATTCAACGAGACATGATTGCTGACCAACAAGGCTATATTAAGAGTGTGGTTGAAGAAACATCACAAATAGGTAAATCGGTTGGTTATAAAAAATGCACATCAGTTATTCGTGCAGATGTTGAAAAGATTGATAATCCAATTCAATTCAGATTACAACAAACCGAGTTTAATTTTTATGAAGGTGATGAAGTTGTCATTAGTGGCACATCAAACAAACAAGGATTAGTTTTGGCGTTTGTTTATGATAATGGTATATACCATTTCTTGGATGGCCAAATGATTACCACATCTCCAGGCAAATTTCTGTTACCATCTTCACAAGAAGATAGTTTGAAAGCTTATTTACCACAGAATCAATTACAAAGTAAAGAGCTATTAACTGTATTGTTTATTGAGAATGATGATAGACAATATGATATCAAACCAATGTATAGTAAGATTGAGATGGAAAATCTCCTTGCAACTATACCGGTACAGAAGCGTAGAGTAATTAATGAGTTTGTTTATATTATGAAAAAAGGAAATATACTATGAAAAACAAAAGTCTGATTGCCATTCTTGTTGCTTCTTTATTTGCAACAGGTTGTGGCTCGGTCAAATATACGACCGGTTTTGAGTTAGATACCAAATCTGACCCCGAAGTAGCGGAATCTGGTGTTGAAGTATCTTATCCAGAGTGGTATAATGCTGAATTAGAACAAGACGATGGTAATCTATATGCAGTTGCTACTGAATATTCAAAAGATATGCAATTTGCTCTTGATAAAGCTACACTATCTGCTAAACGAGACCTAGCTTCTAATTTCTCATCTCATGTTAGTTCAATGATGAAAGATTATGCTACAGAGATTGGTGATTTAGATGCGGCTGTTATCCGTGAAATCGACAGAACAACAAAATTGGTTGTTGCTCAGGTTAATATGATTGGTGTTCAACGAACACATATGTCTATGATTTATGCAAAAGATGGTTATCGTGCATATGTAAAACTTAGATATGTTCCTGACCAAGCTAATCGTGTTTTATTACAAGAAGTTTGGCAAAACGAAAAACTTAAAGCTAAGTTCCAAGGTTCTAAACGATTTAAAGAACTGGAAGATTCGGTGCAAAACATTAAACAAAATGAAATAAATGAAATTCATGCAATAACAGGAAGTCCTGATGTTGAAGTTATTCCTTATACACCAGAACCACCTGTTCAAGTTCAATAATGAATATCTTTTATTTACATAACGATACAAAAAAATGTGCAGAAATGCACCTTGATAAACATTCTACCAAAATGTGTATCGAGTATGCTCAATTATTATCTACCGCTCATCGTGTATTAGATGGCACAGAGTATTACGGCAAAACAGCAAACAATCGTAATATTAAACGATGGCGGTTAGATGATGAGCGAGAACAACAGTTGATGAAAGCCTCTCATGTCAATCATCCAAGTGGTGTTTGGACGAGAGCAAATCAAAAGAACTACAAGTGGCTGTTTTCACTGTGGAAGAACCTACTGCAAGAATATACTTTTCGGTATGGAAAACAGCACGCTTGTAGCCGTTTATTGGAGTTATTAGAATCACCACCAAATAATATACCTGATGGTGATTTCTATCCTCCTACACCGGCTATGCCTGATGAGTGTAAAGTTCCTGGTAATGTCTTGGAATCGTACCATAAATATTACAACGAAAGAAAAAGACATATTGCAAAATGGACCAAAAGGAGCGTACCATCTTGGTATGAAATAGATTATGCCGGTTTATCAGTTTAGAAATACAGAAACGGGTGAAGTATTTGAAGACTTCATCTCAATTGCAACCAAAGAAGAACTACTTCAAAAGAATCCACACATTCAACAAGTACCAACAGGATTTGCTATTGTGGGCGGTGTTGGAGACAACATGGACGCAAAAACAGATGACACCTTTAAAGAAGTTATGGCCAAAATTGCAGAAAAGAATCCAGGTAGTCCTCTTGCAGATAGGTTTGCAAAAAATAAAACATTGAAGCGTTCAAAGACAGAACAAATTGTAAATAAACATTGGAAGAATAGATAGTGGCGTTTTCATTTATAACATTACCCGAATTAGATTTTGATTTAAAAGCAGAAACAACACCAGAAGGTCGGAGATATATTACACCCGAAGGTGAATCATATGCTTCAGTAACAACCGTTCTCACAGAATATAATAAGAAAGCTATTATGGAATGGAGAGAACGAGTTGGTGAAGAAGAAGCAAACAAAGTATCCGCTCAAGCATCCAGCCGAGGCACAAGAGTTCATTCATTATGTGAAACTTATCTAAAGAATGAATTGTCACCTATGAAAATATCAACAATGATGCCTGATGCAAAAGAATTATTTTATAAGATAAAACCTTTTTTAGACACACACATTGGCAGAGTTTATGCTTTAGAACAAGCACTCTATTCTGATAAATTGAGAATAGCTGGTCGTGTAGATTGTATTGCTGAATGGGACGATAAATTATCAGTGATTGATTTTAAGACAGCATCAAAAGAAAAGAATGAAGACTGGATTGAAAACTATTTTATGCAGTGTTCAGCTTATGCTGAGATGTTTGAAGAGAGAACAGGAAAACCAATTGACCAAATAGTTGTTGCTATTGCTGTTGCAAATGGTAATCCTCAAATCTTTGTGAAAGAAAAACAAGACTATTTAAGAGGTCTTAATTACTTTATTGATGAGTATTATTCTACACTATGAGGAAATAAATTATGCCAATTTTAAGAGAAGAAACAAAGGTTCAGGAATATATTGAACAACTACCAAAAGAACTAACACAAGCTGATATTAATGATGTTTGGTTAGTAATTGCTTTGGCTGTTGCTGTGTATGTGGGCAGTAATTTTATTTCAGTTATACTTAAGTTTTTGGCTGCTATAATTGTTATATTAGGACTTGTTACAATTCTTGACCAGAACGGATTATGGCAGATTTAAATGGCTTCAAAAAACGATATTACAGGTGATTCTATACAAACCAAAACATCAACTAAAGCTTATGAAGATGGATGGGACCGTATTTTTGGTAAAAAAGAAGAAGAATTTGATGCCGACCAAGCCATGAAAAATCATGTAGATGGATGGCCAAACGACAAAATGTTTGGTATTTTATGTCAAAATTGTGGGTTTAAGCAACAAAATCCTAATCCGGTCTTGTGTGAATCATGTGGCCAACTGGTTTCTACGACCTCTGGCACATAAATAATAAAACATTTTCCAAATAGGAGATGGTATGCGTTATTTTACAGCGACATTTTTGTTATTAATATTACTAGGTTTTATTTCAGTAATAATAGGTGAAAGCTTAAAACCCAACAACAACCACCTTGAAGTGAAATATGTATCACCTAAATTATTAACATTCAATGAACTAACACCACACCAACAAAAACAGGTGATGTGTTTAGCAGAAAATATTTTTCACGAAGCCTCTTTAGAACCCCATGATGGTAAGGTTGCGGTGGCATTCGTTACATTAAATCGTATGTATTCAGAGGACTTTCCTAATAATATATGTGATGTCGTAACTCAAATCAAACACAGAGGTGTTTGTCAATTTTCTTGGTATTGCCAAGGTAAAGATTCATTTCAAAGCTTGACAAAGCAATATCAAATGAAGTATAATGAGATATTAAAAATAGCTACTAATGTTTATTTAAATTATCATCAAATGCATGACCCGTCAAACGGTGCTATGTTCTACCATGCAATTTATGTCAGACCTATCTGGCGAAAAGATATGACTAAAGTAGCAAAAATTGGAAAACACATCTTCTACGAAGGAAAGTAATGCCAACAAAATCTGAAATGGCGGAATTCGCCAAACAAATACATGAACTCGTAGCACGAACAGATTATAATTACATTGAAGCTATTGTAGCCCATTGTAAAGAAACAGGATTAGAATTGGAGGTAGCGGCAACACTTTGTAACGCCAATCTCAAAGCTCGTTTAGAGAGCGATGCGATGGATAACAATATGTTGAAGGAGAAGGGGAACCGCTTACCAATATGAGTTCCGTTGTTATCTCACAAAAATAACGACCCAAAACTATAATAGGAGAACTATTATGCCTAGTTTAGATTGGCACTTAGTGCTTAACGCTGCTGTGGCTGTTGTCGTGGTAGAGCTAGTCGGCAAAGTAACTGGCTGGTGGTAAATTTATTATAGAGTTTGGGAGACCTCTAAAAAACTCCCTTTTTATTTTATGACAGGTTACGAAACTTACATTTTATATAATGCTCTTAAATTCCACTTTACCAGAGAAAAGTTTGATTTCTTCAAATACAATGGTAAAGTAAAAACTACACCAGAACAATTTGAAAATCGTAAAGACAAATATCACTTCTATAAACTCTCCAGAAAATATACAGACAGAGATGACATGATACAATTTCTTACCTATAACTTCCTAGAAAAAGATGGATTATGGGTTGGTGATTTACTTACAGATGAGGGTCATAAAAGATATTTAAAACATAAAAAGATTCTACAATCACTATCATATACATTTGAGAATGATTGTAAAAAGTTATTTGGCGAAACACAAAACCCAAATGACTTAATTAAAACAAATGGTGACTATCCAAAACTTTTGACTATGGCATTACAGCGTGATATTGAGATAGAAACCCTTTGTATTTTGAACGCCATTTTAAACTTTGTGCCAATGTGGAATGAAAAGATTCAGGACACAATTCGTTGGCCTGAGTTTAGATTGAAAGTTCAAAAGTTTGCCACATTTCTTCCGAGAGATGTAGTAAAATACAAAATGCTACTCAAAAAGATTATTGGAGAGAAGCATAAATAACTTATATATTATGAATACTGTGGATAAGATAAACATACAATTTATACAAGGAAAATACGATGACAAGCTTTGCAAATCTCAAACGCAATCGTTCAAGTTTAGAAAAACTAACTAAAGCGATTGAATCAACCACAAATCAATCCGAAAACAGTAACAGTTCAGAAGATACCCGTTTCTGGAAACCAGAAGTTGATAAAGCAGGTAACGGTATGGCCGTTATTCGTTTTTTACCAGCTCCTGCTGTTGATGGTGATGATGCCCTTCCATGGGTTCGTTACTTTGACCACGGTTTTCAAGGACCTGGTGGTTGGTATATTGAAAACTCTCTGACTACATTGGGTCAAAAAGATCCTGTTTCAGAATACAACTCAACACTGTGGAATTCTGGTATTGAAGCAAACAAAGATATTGCTCGTAAGCAAAAAAGACGCTTACACTATATTGCAAATATCTATGTTGTTTCTGACCCAGCACATCCAGAAAATGAAGGACAAATTCGTTTATTTAAATTTGGTAAGAAAATCTTTGATAAGATTTCTGAAGCAATGAATCCTGAGTTTGCTGATGAGACACCTGTAAATCCATTTGACTTATGGGAAGGTGCTAACTTCAAACTTAAGATTAGAAATGTAGAAGGTTACCGTAACTATGATAAATCTGAGTTTGCTGACAAAGAAGCGCTTCTTGGTGGTGATGACCAAAAACTTGAAAACTTATGGCAACAAGAATACTCTTTAAAAGAATTCTTAGATGCTAAAAACTTCAAGTCATATGACCAACTTAAAGCTAGACTTGATAAAGTATTAGGTTTTGATGGTGGTGATGCTACACCAAAAACAACAGCAGAGGATGCTGTAATTGATAATACACCTGATATCTCAGAAGATGTATCAAGTGGTTTAAATCAAGTTGATGCCGCTATTGCTGAAGATGATGATTTAGATTATTTCAAAAATCTCGCTGAAGGATAAGATTTAAATCTTAGAAGAATACCCGCTCAGGCGGGTATTTTTTTATGCCGTTCTTGCGACTAATTGTCCGCTATCTCGTTTTTCTCTTTGAATAGTAACATCTTTACTTACAATGTTTGTATTTGTTGTTGTTGGTGCATTAATAATTGTTGGATTTTCCGCTTTCATCATACTTCTTTTACCCACAGCGATATCATTTGAAGCCATAGAAATTGAAGAACCTTGTTCATCACCAGCCTGTGCAATTAAACCAACAATTTTAGGTCCTCTGACACCAACCTGAGAAAACCATTTACTATCTTTTAGATTTTCAGATGCTAGTGTAAAGTTTCCTTGTTCTAATGCAGCTTTTGTGTTTGGCCATTTAGGCCACCATTTGCCCATATTAAATGCAAGGTCAATCATTGCACCTTTACCTGCTTCGTTTGCTTGAGCATAACCAGGTGTTTGTTCTGCTATTTTTTTGTGATGTTCAAAATCTTTTTCAAACATACTTGCAACTTCTTCATCACTAAATCTTCTATCCATAGAAGACGGTAATGTATTACCTATCAAGTGACCAACACCAACAGTCCAAAGTCCTTCCGTGTCTTTGTAAGGAGTATTTTCCCAACCCTCGTGTTGTATTATCATTGATTTGGTATCATCAAAGGACATACTTGGAACAGCTTCTGGAGTAGTTTCTGCTGATGGTGGTTCAGTAATAGTTGTTTCTGGCGTTACAGTTGGAGTTGCTCCTTCTTCTACCGCATCTTGTTTTTCTCCCTCTCCACCAGGTTGATTAAATTCTTTCCACAGTTGATATATTTCATATGCAGACCAAACTGATAAACCTATATTAACAATAGCAGCTATCCAACCAACAACAGGTATGGCTGCTAAACCAGCAGCTGTTGCTAGTCTTACTCCAACTTTTGCCATAAGTTTTGGTGATTTTCTTTTTGCAAAATTTAAAAAGCGAGTCCATTTTGAATTTGAACCTTTTAAAGCTTTCATTTGTTTTTGTTTTGTTAAGGCTTCTTTTTTATCAAGTTCAGCAAATTTTCTCGCTTGTCTATTTTTTAATCCAACTTTCGCTTTGTTTTTTAATTTATTAATGACCGCTTTGCCGACTTTGTATTGAACAACCGCACCGGCTGTTGCAGCTGCAGCTGCTTGATTTTGTTGTAATTCTTTATCAATGTTTAAAGTGGCGTTTGGTTTTGGTGCAGGAAGTTGTTGTCCTGTAATAAAAGATAAAATATTGTTTAGACCAATAGCAATCATATCACCAATTCTTAAAAAGAAGTCTTTAACTTTATCAAAGAAGCCTGCGTTTTCTATTGTTTTTCCTACTGTTGATTCTTCACTTGAAAATATATCTTTTATAAAGCCTGAAAAATCACTCCACTTCTCTTTGAAAAATTTAGGTAATTCTTCTGAAAACATTTTTTTAAATGTTTCAACTAATGCTTCACCTATACCTTTTAATTGGGGTTCAAATTCTTTGTATAATTTTGGTAGGGCATATAAAGCACCCATAGCCAAAATCACACCTTTAATTATTTTAGAAAATAAACTTTCTTTTTTCTTTTCTTTTTCTTCAACAGTAACTTCAACTTCTGGAGTTGGAGATATTTCACTACCTTTTGGAATTTCAATAGCTGTAGAAACATTTCGACCGGTTCTAAGTTTTACATATTCAACAAAGTCTTTTGCTATAGCAGAAAAGCTTTCAGTAATAACTGAATAAACATCTAAGCTTATTGTTCTTTGTCTTTCTAAGGTTGGTGAAGTATCTGCCATATTATGTGCTCATAAGTGCATCAGCAAAGTCAAAGTTTAATACTTCTGCTGGTGGCGGAGACTTACTTGAATTTGTTGATTGATTTTTTATTTGTGGTGCATTAATTAAACTTCCAGAATCTTGCATCATTTCTGCTCTTTGGCCACTTTCCACTTCTGTTGAACCAGCTGAAATTGTTTGGCCTGATGTAGCTGCACCAAATGGTGTAACTGGTTCAGGTGTAACGCCACCAGCATTAATTTTATTTGATAATGTTGATTGAGCACCTTCTAATGAACCAGAAGCATCTTTACTTCTTTCTCCCATTTGACCAAAAGCTGCTTCTAAACCACCACCTTTCATAAAAGCATCAGCCTTACCCATGTCTGATTGCATACCTTTATTCATAGCGTCTCTATCAACTTTTTCACCAAAAAAGTTTTCAGCTAAACTAGCTGCACCGCCAAATCCTTCAGGTGACAATTTACCCATATTATCACCCATGAAGTTGCTTAAATTGCTTTGCATATCACCACTTTTTGCCATACCCATATTCAATGGACTTGTTTTAGCAGCACTATTGTCTGAAACTTTTTGTGGTGTTACACTTGCAGCTTCATTATTTGATGTGGCTGGCGCTTCTGTTGTTGATGATTTTTCATCTTTAACAGACGGCATAGCTCCAGATTCAACACCTGAAACAGTTGGTTCAGCCGATTCGGCCTGAGCAGCTGGCGCTTCAGGCATAGGATCTGGTGCAGGCCTTTCACTTTTTTCAGCCTCAGCACTTGATGGATTATCTTTAAATGGATACCAAGGACCAAATCCATATGTTTCACCACCAACAGTAAATAAATCAACTCTAGGTATTCCAATATTATTAATCATCCAGTCTTTCATATCATAAAACTTGCCAACAATTGCATTTTTTATTTCTGTATATTTTGATTCTATACTAAATTTAACACCATCTAATGTTTCTTTTGATAAAAGTCCAAGAGTTAAAAAGTTTAATACAGCAGTAAGACCTTCTGCTAATGCTTTTCCTAAACTTCCCGATTTACTGAATTCTTCAAACCCAGCTTTAAATCCAACAAAAATTGAACCAACAACAGCAGCAAAAGCGAATAATTTTTTGAATATTGAGAATAAGAATTTTGGACTAAACAATAAACCAAATGCTTTACCTATACCATTAAAAACCAATGAAGTTATGTTTTTAAGAAAACCCATAATACCGCCACCAGATTTTTTAGTTTCACCACCACCCTCAGCTGTGACTTGAATGGGTGCTACATTTTTAGCTTCGAGAGCGGCTTCTCTAGCATCCTGTTCTTGTAAAAATCTAGTTTGTTCAGCACGCTTTCCTTGTTCTTTACCTTCTTTTTCAAAATCAAGTAGAGTAGATATTGCATTACGAATAATTATAATATCTTTTGCAACACCGGCTAGATTACCTAATCCTTCAGTTTTTCCTCCAACGGGTGTGGGTGATAGCGCTGTTAGTTTTGTTAGACCATATTTTCGTTGTTGAGCCCACTGTTCTTCTTCTGTGAGTTTAGTAAATCGTCCTGTTTTTTCATCACGACCCACTAACTTTTTATCATAAGATTCCATAAACTCCATTTTTGGAGTTTCAGCTGGCTTTGCAACTTCTTTAGGTTGTTCTTTAGGCTTAGGCATAGCTTTTGGTTTTTTAGCCAATCTGCCACGCATATATGCAGAAAAGATATCATCACCGGAGAAGAAATTCATATAAGCTTTTTTAGCAATGTTTTTAGGATTCATTGCTGTTTTAATGCCTTTTGCTCCTTCTCCTATACCGCCAGCAAACGCTTCTCCAAAACCAGCACCTTGTTCAAGGCGTTGTTTTATGCCACCAGAATATCCTTTTTTATTTGCTTGTTGATATTCTTTGTAGTTACTATAACCTAGGTCTTTAGCAAGACTTTCTTTATAGTCAGAAACAGCGGTATTAAATGTGTTAGCCATTACCTATTTTTTCTCTGTAATTGTTGTAATCGAATTCTTTCTTTTTCTTCTTCCAAATACTTAATTAACATATTAACATAGATAGTTCTTTCCCAAGGAATCATTTGTTCAAGCTCAGTCAAACTATATTTGTGATGTTGCATTAATGCAAAGTTTGTCTGATAGTAGTTCCCTAGTGTATCATAACGAAAAATTAGACGAAAAAATTTTGAATTCCTTGTATTGCGATGTCTTCTTTATATTTGCAACGAGGACATTCAAAAGTCACATCTTTTTTAATTTTTGGAACAGTGTCAAAAAACACTTTAATCTTCTCTAAATCTTTTTGTTGAAGATTATCCACAAAGTCTGTTAATTCTTCTTTGGTTGTATCTTTTGCATAATACATTTGTTCATTGTCGTAAATGTAATCAATACAATCAACTAAAACATTAGTGATAACATCTTCACCTTCAGCTGATTCAAATTTTTCAACCATTTCAAATGTAGGATATTTTAATACTAATCCTAACTTATCACTTAACTGTATTTTGTTTGTATGATTGGGATCTTTACTCGGTTCAATCTCAAGTAAATTAACATCAATCTCTACAACGCCATTACATTTAGCATCTTTACCTTCTTCGTCTTTGACATTGTTATTACATTTATAATTTAAATGAACAACTTCCTCAACAGACCTTGCTCGTAGTTGAATAAACAACCATTCTAAATCAAATGTTGGTAAAGAATCAACATCAATATCATCAATAATACAATTTCTTAAAACTTGTTTTATAACATTAATTGTTTCTTTTGGGTCTTCTGATTCTGAAGCCATCAAAAACAATTTCTGTTCTTTGACCAAGAATGGGCGATATCGTATGGTTTGTCCCGTTGATATCAAGCTCACTTCAAAGGTCGGTACATCTAACTTTGGTAACATAATAACCTCGCTTTAAATATTAAAATGGCAAGTTTGTCACAGCCTTACCAAATGGTAAAAGTCTTGCACCAGCAGCACCAAATAGTGCTGAAGCTGCTTGACCTAAATCATAACTACCATCATAAGTCACTCTGTATTTTTGATAAGCAAATTGAACAGATAACCTATGAAAATTATCATCTGACCAATTGAGTGTTTGAGGTGCGATGCCAACAGGAAACGCATCTAGTAACTCAACGGCAAATATTTTCTTAATAAACTCATCATATTGTATAACTTTAATGTTACACATATAACGAGATGTTTCTCCTTTTGGAAATCTTAAATTATTTGTATCAGACGGCATAATTGCTTCCATCCATTTGTCAAATAATTTTCTTTCGTAAAAATCGTTTGTGCATAGAAATGTTAAATTCATATCAGCATACATTGACTGATAAGGTACCTTAAATGTTGGACCATAGATTTTAACATCCGCTGTTTGTAATGTTCTACCTGGCAATTCAGCAGCTTCACATTGAAGTGAAAGATAACGAGATAAAGATGAATTACCTGAGCGAGAAAACTCGTCTTGGCCACTAGAACCACCTATAGCTGAATTGATAGCATCTGACACATCATTGAATACTGAATTTGGAAAATTAAGTATTTTTTCAATGATTGAATTGCCAACAGAATTACTTACAGCTGGTGGAATAGGTAATATAACTTCAAATCGTGATGGTCTTGCTAGACCGCTTTTGCCACGAATATTAGATAAAAATATGTTAGGTGAGAATGACATTTAAAATTTCTTCCTTGATTCGCTATGAACTTGACTTGTTGTTGCACCAGTAAAGTTTTCTGCTGGTAACAACGCAGCTATGTCCCATTCATCAGCTTTAATTTCTAAAAAACTTGAACGCACTTGATTATACAAATATCTTTTAATACATGGAGTTGCTTCAAAAATGTTTGATGCAGCTTTTAAATAATCATATGTGATTCTAAATTTTGTTCTTTCATCATAGTTATCATTTGTTAGCGTCTCACTTAACTTATCTAACAAATTCATTCTAAATTTAGGGTGAATATAGTGTAAATTCAAACCTAAAAATCCATCTTTATATTCTTCTACGGGTATAACTAAAGGAAAGTTATCATAATATCTCAATTTGTCTTTAGTTTTTGGGTCATAGAAGTAAAAATACATTTTACCAATAATTGTAGTATCTTTGTCAGCATATCTCATTAAAGATTTATTACTAACTCGCATTTCTTCAACTTTAGATAATAACCATTCACGAGCTTCACGAGTTCGTGGTGTTAAACCTTCTTTTGCTAAAGATTCTTTGATTCTATCAATTAAGTATGGCATTTATCTATTTATACTAGATACCTAACTCTTTTTCAGTAATTAACATAAACTGCCAACCGTGTTCTTTGCAAAACAGGTCAGCTGCACGCCATTTCTCCTGATTGATAGCATATGCGATTGTTTCGTTGAGGAATGTTCTTGTTCTTCTTTTTTGGGTGGGTTTCTTTGTTTGTTTCTCTGGTTTAACTTCTAACATTAAAGTTTGTTCTTTACCTTCTTTTGTAAGAACTTTTGCAATAAAATCTGGAAAGTAACGATGTTTTTTATTATCAACAGGCGACACATATGGTATGGGCATCTCTTCACTCGCCCACCATATACAGTTTTTGTTTTCATCCAAATACTTCATAACACGGCGTTCCCAATTTGAACGATAAATAATGTTGAATGGGTCACCTTTATATTTACTTGGATTTTTAGGAGTAAATTTTCCAGAATAAGGCATAAATACTACTTATGCTAGATTTAATTACTCACGGATAAAAATATGTCACTTTTTGGCTTCGGCGATATCAAATTTAACAGTAGCGAACAATCAGGTTTTGGTCCTTTATCTGCTTTAGAAGGAACACAATATAAAAGAGATAGCTTTAGATATCCTATTGATGTTGGTGCTTTTGATAAAGGACATTATATGGTCTTTTATATTCGTGAGCAAGATAAGTCAAGCGCTGTTGCTCCAGGCACAGGTAATGCAAAATCAACAGATACGCCTGGTGGTATTCCAAGTAGTTTAGCAAGTTTTCAAAACATATCAACTGGTAGTGAAATAACCAATAAACTTGTTAGTGGTGTTAATCAAATCAAATCTTCTGTTGGTAATTTAGGATTAGATAATATTGGTTCAAAATTAACAAATATGTCTTCCGGTGTTGGTGGTGGAATTCAAGGCAACTTAAATTCACTGTTAAACAAAACAGGTTCAAGTGTTAAAAGTGGCCTTCAAAATATATTTGGCCAATCTCAAAATCTCTTAAAAGGTAGCGCACAATCAACAAACAAAATAATTGAAGAGAATATCAAAGAAATAACAAACACAAAACTTATCAACACAACAAGATTAACAAAAGAATCTGTAGCACTGTATATGCCAGATACTTTAATGTATAATCACACACAAAATTATGACCAAGCATCTTTAGGTTTAGCTGGTGGTATTGCAACAGCTGCTAAATCTATACTTGATGAATACCAAAAAAGTAATCCAACTGATGCTGAATCGAAAAAAAATGCAGCTAATAAAGCTGCTATGAAAGGTTTATCAGAACTTGCTGGCGCTGGAGCTGTTAAAGGTGCAGGAGTGGCTGCTAGTTTATTAGGTGGTGATGCAGCTACAGGTCGTGCAGCTGCTATTGCTGCTGTTGGTATGATTGCTAATCCTATGTTAGAAATGGTTTATCAATCTCCAAATTTCAGAACATTTCAATTTGATTTTATGTTTTATCCAAGAGATGAACAAGAAGCTATTCAAGTTCAAAATATTATTGATAGATTTAAATATCACCAAGCACCAGAATATGGAGGTGATGGTGAAGGTCGTTCTTTAACATTAAGACCACCATCAGAATTTGATATTAAATTTTATTATGGTGCAGGAGAAAACCCAAACATTCCTGCAATTGCACCTGGTTCAGTATTAACAACAATTGATGTCAATTATGCACCTAATGGTTGGTCAGCATATGAAGTTCCCGGTGAAAATATTGCTTCTCTAGGTAGAACTGGTATGCCAACAGCTATTCAATTAACATTACAATTTACAGAAACAATGATTCTTACAAAAAGTGATTTACGAAATCCTAACGGCAAAAAGAAATCAATTGGAAATGATGTTCCGGGCCAAAGAGCAATTACTCCTTCGGGCACAATAGGACCAAAATTTTAGGATAAAAAATGGCTAGATATTTTAATTACTTTCCAAAAACACCATATACAAGTAATACACAAACCGGTGGTGTAGAAACTGTAACTAATGTTATTACACGATTTGGATTTGAAAAAGAACTCAAAGAAAATCAAAACGCTTTCTACAAATACACAATTAAAGATAGTGATACTCCTGAAATTATTGCACACAAGTATTATGGTCATTCAGAAAGACATTGGATAGTTTTATTATTTAATGACATTATAGACCCACAATACGACTGGCCATTAAAGTATGATGAATTTATAGATTATGTAACAGAAAAGTATTCAGCTAATGGTGCAGCTAATACAACAGTTCAAACTGGATTAGAATGGTGCCAAGATGTAAATAATATCCATTCATATTATAAGATTGTTACTAGAACAGCATCAGACGGAACAACAATAACAGAAAAACTTGAAGTTGATGCTAACACATATGCTAATGTGGGTGCATCAGAAACATCATATACATTGTCAGATAGTTCGACAATTACCGAAACAATTTCAACTGAAACAAAAACATATTACACATATGAACAAGAAGAAAATGAAGCAAAACGAGAAATTAATTTGTTGAAGAGTAATTTTGTTTCAGCTGTTGAAGATGAATTTAAAAGAGTTGTGAAAACATAATGAGTGAATTGTCTGTTAGTCAATCGACCGACTTTTATCTTGAGCAAGTTGCAATAGTTACAAAATCGGGAACAATTGACATTAAAGAAATCTTTGAGGAAATAAGTGTGTTTGATTCTTTATTTCTTCCTGTAATCAATGGTCAAATTATGATTACAGATTCTCTTGGTTTATCAAATAAACTTCTTTTTGATGGTTCAGAAACATTATTAATTACAATTAAAAAAGATATAAATTCGGATGTAGCTTCATTCAGAAAAGCATTTCGCATTTACAAACAAACCAATAGAAGAAATCTAAATCAAGGAACAGAATCATACATTCTTCATTTTGTTTCAGATGAACTTTTATTTTCAGACCAACAAAGAGTTAATCAAAGCTATACAGGAAAATATTCAGAAATAGTTGAGCGAATTATGCTTGATTATTTAAAAATACCAAAAAATAACTTAACGGGTTTATACCAAGACACAGCTGGTGTTAGAAAAGTTGTTATACCTAATCTTAGACCAATAGAAGCAATTGAATGGTGTTCAAAAAGAGCCGTTGATTTAGAAAGCTCACCAAATTATGTTTTCTTTCAAAATATTTCTGGTTATAATTTTGTTTCATTATCAAAATTGCTAACTTTACCTGAAATATTGGATGTGAAGTTTCAACCAAAAAACACATCAAACGAAAATAGTTTATCTGAAATATCTTCTGCTAGAAGTTTTGAGGTTGTTAGTCAAAATGATTCTATGGAGAAAATAAGAAGTGGTGTTAATGCTGGTAAATTTATAGGATTTGATCCATTAACAAGAACGGTCAGTTCAAGAGGTATAAGTTTTTTAGATGTTTATAGTTCAATGAAACATGGAAATGATAAACCCAATGCTTCAGATGTAAAAAATAGAGCGGGTGAAAGTATATACCAAGCTTTTGATTCACACAAAGTTGTTAATATTGTTGGTACAGCAAGAAAATATAGTGAGTATATCAAAGCAAAAGACCCAACTTCTTTAACTTATGTTGAAGATTATGAGAATCAAATACTACAACGAAAAGCTATACTAAAACATTTAATGTCTAAAAGATTAAAGTTTGTTATGCCTGGTAATTTTCAATTATCATCCGGTTTTAATGTCAATGTTATGATTCCAGAATTAGGATTACAAGAATCAAATGTATCAGAAGAAGATAAAACACTGAGTGGTCGCCATTTGATTGTTAATTCAAGGCAAATTATTACATTTGATAAACACGAAACAATTATTGAAGTAGCATCAACATCAACAAATCAAGAATTTATTGCATCTGATAATCCAAATCAAACAGCTGCAATACAAGAATATTAATATGGAAAACCAAGATAAAAAGAACTTTGCTGGTAAAAACGGATTCACTTGGTGGGTTGGTATTGTAGAAGATAGAAAAGACCCAATCAAACTTGGCCGTTGTCGTGTTCGTTGTGTTGGTTGGCACGCTGATGATAAGATGAGATTGCCAACAAAAGATTTGCCATGGGCAACTCCTTCTTTTCCTGTAAATGATAACAACACATTTGTACCAAAAGAAGGTGATATGGTTTTTGGTTTTTTTGTTGATGGAGAAAATGCACAAGAACCAGTAATGTTAGGTGTGTTGCCTAATATTCCATTGTTTGCAGCTGATAGACAAAAAGCTTACAATGACCCACGAACAGATGCTGAGTTAGCTAATGCACCTAGACCGCCACAATCAAAGTCATATGTAAAAGATGGTTCAGGTATTGTTATAACAGAACAAAGTCAAGCAACTTTAAATCCAAATATACTTGATGAGCCAACAACATCTCGTATTGCAAGAAATGATAGCGATACAATTACAAAGACTTATATACAAGAAAGAAAAGATGAGATTGTAACAGGCGTTCCAACATATAACTCAACATGGTCTGAACCCGAAACAAAGTATGATGCACAATATCCTTATAATCGTGTAACAGAAACGGAATCAGGTCATGTATTTGAAGTTGATGATACACCAGGTAAAGAAAGAATACATCAAGCACACCGTAATGGTTCATTTCAGGAATGGTTTCCTGATGGTGACAAAGTAGAGAAAGTCACAAAAGATAACTATGAGATTGTTTATGGTGATGATAATGTTTATATTATGGGAAAATGTAATGTGACTGTTCAAGGTGATGCTGAAGTTTATGTAAAAGAAAATGCTTATCTAAAAGTGGATAAAAATGTTGAAGTAACCGTTGGTGGAAACTATAATGAAAAAGTTAGTGGAACTTATACAGTAACATCGGGTGGCAATATGAAGTTTGTTGCACCAAGAATTGACTTTAACCCATGAGAAACGAATTTGTAGTATTGGTTGATGGTGAAATAAAAACTTATCGTAGGTTTGAAGATATTCCAGAAAAAATTGATAATGTAATTAAGTTCTCACCTAAAGTACCAAAAGCGCCACACAATCAACATCAACATGATGAGATGTCGGTGTGGAATGAAAAATTAAAAGAGTTATTGGCAAGAGAAACAAATGGCAACAATACTTGAACCAAATCAATTGAGTTCGGTTGTAAGAGAAACTAATTTTACAGCAACAATTACTGCTAATGCCAATGGTTCTTCGATTACATCTGTAACAGCAACTTTAGATGTTGACGATCCTGGAATTATTATAACTTCTGGACCAGGAACAGATAATGTAACAATATCTGGTCAACACACATCAGCGTTTACTGATACAGCTACATATGTTGTAAAAGGCAGTAGTGATAAATTATCTACGCCAATTACAATTACTGGTGATTTAAATAATGATTTACCTGAACAACAAGATGTGTATGTTTATAAACCGGATCCAAGAGGTAGTATAACACGAACTTTCAATGTTGTTGTTACAACAGCGGGTTCAACAGAAACAATACCAATCACACAAGTGGTTGAGAATAATATACAAGGTTTTACAACATTCATACACAATTATTTTGCATATGAAAGAGGACAACCAACAGGAAATATTGAAACGGATGCTTACATAGAATGGACTAATCAATACAATGAAATTATTGATTGGAAAACAAATGATAATAAAACAACTTTGTGGACACAAAACTGATGGCTATAAACAATACATTTACAGATAGATATCCTTCAATACCATTATCGGAGTTGGATGAAAATTTTGAACAGGTTGATTTAGCTTTCAATCACGCTAATGGTTCATTTACTCATGCCAATTCAGCTTTTGCCACAGCAAATACAAAACTAGCAAGCGCCGGTGGAACTTTAACGGGTAATTTGATATTTGGTGATAATGTTAAGATACAATTAGGAAATCAACCAGATTTACAAATATATCATGATGGCACTAATAGTTATATTGAAGATACTGGTGCAGGATACTTAATATTAGGTGGCCAAGATACAGGCGTAATTATTCAATCTAATAGTGGTGGTAATTTACTTTTAACAAGTGGATATGATGTTGCTTTAAATTACAATGGAGGCCAAAGATTAATTACAACTTCAACTGGTATACAAGTTGATAAAAGTATTCACATTAAAAGCACTGATGCAACCAACGATGAAACATTTATTTTAATAGAACAAGATAATGGATCTGGTGATTTAGATTCAGAAAAATCCTATATTGATTTTAGTTTTGTTGATGGTAATGCTAATTTTACTCCTCAGGTTCGAATTGGTGCAGAAGTTGGAAGTGGAGATGGAAACGCTAGTGATCTTGGAGAAGAGGGATCTGGAGCTTTTGTTGTTGAAACCGCACTAGGTATAACAGATGGTACAGGAGCATTAAATCAAAACTTTAGAGTTAATCATACAGGAAATGTAACCAAACCAAATCATTGTGCATTTAAGGTTTATGGTGACACTAATAATACAGCACTAACCGGTACAATTACTTGGGATCAAGTAAGTATTGACAGAGGTAATGATTTTGATTTAACAAATAATAGGTTTGTAGCTCCAGTAGATGGTGTTTACTTCTTTGAACACCATAATCTAGCGGGTAATAATGGTAATGTAGCAAATGATATTGGGTTTTATAAAAACGGCGCTTTTCTTGCTGGTACCAGAGTAAGACAACACGAAGACGGAACAGGCTGGAATACATACAATATTGCAAGCGTATTAGACATGAGCGCTGGTGATACATTAGAAGTTAGAGTGATTACAGGAGCGGTGTATCATAACAGTAACTCATGGACTGTATTTCAAGGATTTTTAATAGGATAAAAAATGACAGATATAACAATAACATTAACGGATACGGAATATAAATCTTTAGAATATGTATCTATTTCTCCACAACAATGGTCAGAAAATGCTGTAAAAAATAGAGCAAGAAAAGCTAAAGATGAAATTATAAAACAACTTATTGCTCATTGTAATGCTAATTCAATTGCTCTTGCTGTTGGAGAAGATGCTCAAGTTCAACAAGCATATGATTTAGAAATCATTGAAACGGCTGCACAAAGAAATACAATACAGGATCCATAATGCCAGCAGCCACAAGAATTGGAGATTTAGATATAACACACTGTTCAACACCAGCACGAGCCGTTGGTTCTGGTAATGTTTTTGTTAATAGTATTCCTTGGTCAAGACAAGGTGATATCAATACTCCTCATTTATTACCTGGCAGTCCTTGTCCTACCCATGTAGCTCCAATTGCAACAGGTTCATCAACAGTTTTTGTAAATAGTAAAGGCGCAGGAAGAGTGGGTGATGCTGTATCAGGATGTACCTCAGTTGCACAAGGATCACCTAATGTTTTTGCAGGCGGATGAGATAAATAGAACATGGCAACCGTAAACATAGACACAAATAGAACCTTTAAAGACTTGGATTTGAATTTCAATATTCATCCAGTGAAGAAGGATATTAATACTCATAGCAATGAATATGCTATTATCAATTCTATTAAAAATCTTGTATTAACAAACCACTATGAAAGACCATTTCAACCAAACATTGGAAGTAATATAAGACAATTATTGTTTGATAATTTAGATGCAGTAACAGCAGCTAGTATTCAGAGAGAAATAGAAGAAACAATTAATAACTTTGAGCCTCGTGCAGGTATATCAAATGTGAATGTAGTAGCTTCACCTGATGAGAACGGATATAAAGTAGAACTAGAGTTTTTTGTATTGAACAATACTTCACCGGTTACAATTAACTTTTTCTTAGAGAGAATTAGATAAAAATGGCAGACAGACTAAGAATAACGGAACTTGATTTTGATACCATCAAAGCCAATTTAAAGGGCTTTTTAAATCAACAATCAACATTTACAGATTATGACTTTGATGGTTCAGGTCTTTCAATATTATTAGATATTTTAGCATATAATACACACTATAATGCTTACTATCTAAACATGGTAGCTAATGAAGCGTTTTTAGATACCGCTTTGTTAAGAGATTCTGCCGTTTCTCACGCAAAGACTTTAGGTTATACACCTTATTCTAATCGCTCATCTGTTGCAACTATTAATTTTGAAGCTACATCAACTAATAATAATTCGGGAACATTAACATTACCCGCTGGTTTTTCATTCTTATCAGAATCAATTGATAATAAATCATATAACTTTATTGTTTTGGATGATACAACGGTTACAAAGGCTAATTCAAGTTATTTGTTTGAAAACCTTTCTTTATATGAAGGTCAATATGTAACTTATGTTTTTAACTATAATGAATCATCTAATCCAAAAGCAGTATTTACTATACCAGATAATAGCATTGATACAACAACTATTAGTGTTACTGTTCAACAATCATCAAGTAATACATCAGCAACAACATATAATAAAGTAACCGAAGTTTTAGATATTGGACCAAACTCAGATGTATTCTTTTTACAAGAAGAAAGAAATGGTCGTTATCAAATTTATTTTGGCAATGGGGCTGTTGGTAAAAAATTACCAGATGGTGCAGTTATTAATGTAAATTATGTTGTTACGAATGGTTCAATTGCAAATAAAGCCAATAATTTTGTAGCAACATCGTCAGTATCCGATTCACTATCAGAATCACTATCATCTTTTGTGGTTACACCAATTAGTGCAGCTGCTGGTGGTGCAGAAAGAGAGAGTGTTGACAATATTAAATATTCTTCTTCAGCTCAATTTTCATCACAAAATCGTTTAGTATCATATAAAGACTATGAAACATATATTTTAGCTAACTACCCAAACATCTCATCAATTTCGGTTTGGGGTGGAGAAGAAAATGAACCACCAGTTTATGGTAAAGTTTTTGTCTCAATGAAACCTAGAGACAATTATTATATATCAGAAACAGAAAAACAAAGAATTATTGACGAAATTATTTCACCAAAAGCTATTGTAGCTGTTTCAACGCAAATATTGGATCCAGAATATCTATACTTAATTGTAGAAGCTGATGTTGAATATGATCCTAAGAAAACAACACTTACTGAAACTGCTTTAAAAACAGCAATTAGAAATGCCTTATTAAATTATAAGGCAACATATTTAAATAAATTTGAATCGAGATATGCTCATTCTAAAGTAGAACAAGATATTGATGCTGTTCAAAGAAATGCAATCATTGGATGTGAAACCATTGTTCGAGCACAAAAAAGATTTACACCATCATTATTATCACAGACAAGTTATACGATTGATTTTAATATTCCTTTACATAGAGGAACAATTACAAATAAATTAACATCAACAACTTTTGACATTTATGATTCAAATGGCACCAGACGGACTGTATTTTTAGAAGAAGTTCCACAATCATATTCTGGTGTTGCTTCAATTGAAATTACAAATCCTGGTACAGGATACACATCAGCGCCAACCGTAACCATCACCGGTGATGGTACAGGCGCTACGGCTGAAGCTGTTATTGTTAATGGTTCAATACAATCAATAAACATTACAAATAGAGGTATTGACTATACTCGAGCTATTGTATCAATATCTGGTGGCAATGGTTATGGTGGTGCAGGTAACGCTGTCATTGACGCTAGAACTGGTGTTTTAAGAACATCTTACTATGATGCTACAGCACAGAGACAGATTGTAAATTCAACAGCTGGTGAAATAAATTATGATACAGGAAGAATTACAATTAATGATGTTAATATTTTATCTGTTTCCGACACAAATGGCCAAATAAGGTTAACAATTGAATCGGAAGAGGGAATTATTGAGACACAAAAAAATACAATTATTACAATCGATGAAACTGACCCAACATCAATTGTTACTAACCTAACTAAACTAGATTAATGGCACATTCTGATAATTTAACATCTCTATTAGTTAATAGACAGGTTCCCGAATTTGTTCGAGAAGAATATCCTGTCTTTATTACTTTCCTAGAAGCATATTATGAATACCTTGAGACAAAACAAGGTAGCCAACTTAATGATTTAACAACCCAATCAAAAACATTAAGATATTTGGCTGATATTGACCATTCTATTGATGATTTTGAAAATAGTTTTTTCAACACATATGCAGATTTATTGCCTAGAGATGTTTCGGTTAATAAAGAGTTTTTAATTAAAAATGTTTTACCTGTTTATCTTGCAAAAGGTAATGAGAAAGCTTTTAAACTTCTTTTTAGAATGTTGTATAATGATGAGGTTGAAATTAAACTTCCAAAAACAAATGTTCTTAGGCCTTCTGATGGTCAATGGACAATTGACAATGAATTAAAAATCGAAACGGATATAAGAAGTGTCTATACAGGTAATGGTTCAGAAACCACATTTTATTTAGCTGAAGAAGTTGATTCCAGTGGTGTTACGGTTTATATTGATGATGTTGAACAAACATTAAATACCGATTATTACATTCGTAAAGAATCATTAAAAATTGTATTTTTATCAGCACCTTCTAATGGTGCAAGTATTAAGGTTGAATACTCAAACTTTACACCTACTCTATTAGCAAACAGAAAAGTTACTGGCTTAACATCAGGCGCAACAGCAATTATTGAACGAGCTGTAAAAAGAATTATTACTGATACTTTTAACCTTGGTTTTCCATATGAATTATTCATCAACCCAAAAACACTAAATGGCTCGTTTGAAACTGGTGAGATTGTTCAAACGGATATAATCAATTCATTAGGCCAACTTGTTACCTTACAAGCAGATTCGTTTGCTATTGTAACACAAATTAATATTATTGATGGTGGTGCAAGTTATAATGTTGGTGATCCAGTTTTAGTTGTTGGTGGTGGTGCAACCACTCCTGCAACAGCAGAAGTTTTAACGGTTGTTTCTGGTCTCGTCAATGGTGCAAATATTGTATATGGCGGTGCAGGATTTAGTGACAGCGCTTTAATAGAATCTATTGATACAGCACCAGAAGTATTACAAATGGCGGCTGATATAGTTGATACAACGGGAGTTGCTAATTCAACCATAAACACATATACAGTTTACAATGATGTCATATCACCATATGCTAATGTTAATATATCAGCAACTGATTATGGTTTTGCAAGTGATATTACGGAAAATGTTAGTACCGTTATTGCAGATGCTTTGACACCTTTAACTTTGCAAGATTTGGGTCCAATTACAAATGTTATTGTTTTATTTTCAAATACAGACATATCATCTTCGCCAACATTAGATAGTGAAGGTGCAACATATCCAGCTGGAAATGTTTATTACAGTATTAAAACATTTGAATCGGTCGGTAGAATACAAATTAATGATGGTGGTGATGGTTATGTTCCTGGTGATGAAGTTGTTTTTACAAATCCCTCAGGAACTTACGGTCAAGGAGCTGCAGCTGCTGTTAAAGAGGTTGATGTTGATGGTGCAATTACTCAAGTAGAAATACAACCTTGGAGAGTTCAAGGAACAGTTAATATTGCCAATACAAATGAAATTGTTGGAACAGATACATATTTTGGAACAGAAATTAGACCGGGTGATAAAGTCATTGTAAATAATGAAATTCGTTTTATTAATACTGTTGCTAATACAACACACGCAACAGTAAATGTTAATTTTGCAACAACAGCTACTGGTAAAAAAATGGGCCGTTTTGATGTTTTCCCGATTGGTGGTCAAAGATATGTTCAGTCGAATCTTCCTACACTTACTGTAACATCAGATGCTGGTGCAAATGCAAATTTACAAGTTACTGCATTGACAAGTGATGGTGAAAATATTTTAGCAACAATTAGTGGTGTAAATGCTGGACAAATTACCGCAATTAAAGTTTTAAGTGGTGGTTCAAGATATCAATATATTCCTCAAATTGATTTAACGGGTTATGGAGACGGATTAGCTATAGCTAATGTTCCAGGCATTGATCCATCTTATGCAACATTCCCAGGTAGATGGACTTCATCAGATTCTATTTTATCATCAAGTGAAAGAAAAATACAAGGTGAAGATTATTATATTGACTATTCTTATGTGACATCATCATTAACCGAATTTACAAAATATAAAAAAGTATTAAAAGATTTATTACATCCAGCTGGTTTTGTAAATTATGCTGATTTGAATAGAACATCAATTGGAACTGTTGATGTGATAGATGTTGCTGGTTCAAATTCAACAACAATTTCTGGTGTGGTTAATGTTACTTCATCATCAATATACATGACCGGACTAAACACATTCTTTGAATTAGCAAATACAAATGGAATCTTAAGTGTGGGTTCTAATGTTTCTGTAAATGGAGAAATAAGAACAATTGCAAGTTTTGTAAGTAACAGTAATATCTCTGTAACTTCAGCATTTACAAATACAGCAAATCTACAAACTTTAATAATTCTCGACTAAATAGAAGACTATGACAACAATTATAAAAGAAAAATTAGGTTATCAAAACGCAAAACTTTGGCGTGATTCACAATCAACTGCAAACGAAAATGATCCTGTCGTTTATGTGTTTGTTGGTAATCATGTTCCTTATGCAAACGAAGCCTCACCGGATTCTATTGTTGATACTATTGTAGAAGAAAAAGGCATATATGACAATATATTTGCTGCCAAAAAAATAACAGGTAATGATGTTGAGTTAGTTGTTCCAAGATTTAATTGGTCAACAAATACAGTCTATCAACACTATGATGACACGGTCGATGCTAATACACAAATTACAGCAAATACGACAAGTGGAGTTCAACCAATTTATGTAATTACATCTGATAGAAATGTTTACAAATGTATGTCAAATAATTCTTCAGCAAATTCAACAGTTGAACCAACAGGTGACTATACAACATCAAATGGAAATATTGGTACCTCTGATGGTTACATTTGGAAATATATGTATAATGTCAAACCATCAAATAAATTTTTAAATTCAGATTGGATTCCATCACCACATAGCACAACACAACTAGATTATGGTATGAGTAATACGGGTGTTGTTGATGGAGAACTCACAACAATTATTGTTACGAATGGTGGTTCCAATTATTATCATAGTATTGTAACAGTTGATGCTTTTGCAAATAGTTGCACAACTTTAACATTAGCCAATACAACAAATATTTCAGCTAATATGAAAGTGGCAGGAACAGGTGTTTTATCTGGTTCATACATTACAAATATTGATACACCAAATAATAAAATTACACTATCATCCGCTACAACAGCTAATGGTGGTGGTTCAGGAAATAATTTAACAATTACAACAAGAGTTTATATTGAAGGTGATGGAACAGGCGCTGAAGCCACAGCTGATGTGTCTGGCGGTAATGTTACAAAAGTTACAGTATCAACAATTGGTACTGGATATGCAAGAGCAAATGCAATTATATTCGGCTCAGGCACAAATGCAACAGCACGAGTTATTAAATCGCCAAAATTGGGCCATGCTTATAATCCAGCTAAAGATTTAAATGCAACTAATGTTATGTTTACCTCAAGAGTTGGTGAAATAGATTCAACGGAAAATGGATTAATTTCTACGGATACTTCAATAAGACAGTATGGATTATTGGTTGGACCGCATAAATACGGTAATAGTTCTGTAATAACACATAGCACAGCTAATTCGGTTATTTCACAGACACATGATATAACAATGGTTGCTGGTTCTTCATTTACATTGAATGAATATGTTTATCAAGGAGACCCAAACAATGCAGTCTTTTCAGGTTTTGTAAATGCTCAAAGCACAAACTTGGTTAGATTGACAAAAGTTTTAGGAACATTCCAAGGTGGTCTTGATTTGGTTGGCGCAACATCGGGTGTAACAAGAACACCAACAGGTGTAAATTATCCAGAATTTACTCCTTATACTGGTGACATTGTATATACAGAAAATATAACAAAGATTGATCGTTCTCAAGGTCAAGCAGAAAATTTAAAAATAGTTTTAAAATTTTAGAGGAACTAAATGAGTATTGATACCAATTTTAATGTAAATCCTTATTACGATGATTATAATGAGGATAAAAAGTTTCTTCGAATGTTATTCAAACCTGGCTATGCTGTTCAGGCTCGTGAATTAACCCAAGCACAAACCATATTACAAAAACAAATTGAAAGATTTGGTAATCATGTATTTAAAAATGGTTCTGTTGTTACTGGTGGCGCAACATTCTTACAAGAAGTAACTTATCTTAAATTAGATTCTGATTATGCAGGTTCTTCTGTTACTGCAAATAATTTTGTTGGTGAAACTATTGTTGATAGTGTTAATGATCCTCAAAAACGAGCTACTGTTATTAAAGTATTTGATGCTGACGCTGGTACTGGAGACCCAAAAACATTATTGGTTCGTCAAATATATGGTGATCCATTTGTTGATGGTGAAACAATCACAACAAATTTAGCGTCAGGTGCTACACTTGCTAATGTAGCCACATCTGGTGTTGGAACAGGTCAAGTGTTTTCTGTTGATGAGGGTGTTTATTATTATGATGGATTTTTTATTAAAAATGATGCACAAACAGTCGCAACATCAAAATACAGCACAACAACAGCTAACGCAAAAATTGGTTTTGAAATTACCGAATCAACTGTCACATCAAGCACAGATACATCATTATTAGACCCAGCACAGTCTGCTTCAAACTATCAGGCACCAGGCTCTGATCGTTTTAAAATCAATTTAGTCCTTTCTACTCGTTCATTAACATCAACCGATACAACACAATTTATTGAGTTAGCCCGAGTTGAAGAAGGTAAATTGACCAGAAATTATAGAACACCAATTTATTCGGTGCTAGAAGAAACAATGGCCAGAAGAACATATGATGAATCTGGTAATTATACAGTTAGACCATTTAAAATTTCTTTAGAAACCAACACAGCTAATACAGCTAATCTTGATGTAATATTATCTCCAGGAAAAGCCTATGTTTATGGTTATGAATACGAAACAATTGCACCAACAATATTAACTGTTCCAAAACCAAGAGATACCGATTCTATTCAAAATAGAAGATTGACTGGTGATTATGGTAACTATCTATATACAACAAATCACACAGGAACACAAGCAATTAATGATTTATCTACTTTAGATTTACATTGTGTTGATGTAGCTTCAATTAATACAACATCAGCAGCAACAATAGCAAATACAAAAATTGGTACCGCTAGAGTTATCTCAACACTATATGATACTTCATCAAATACTTCTGATTCTTCAACTTATACATATAAATCATTTTTATTTGATGTTCTGGTTAATAATTCAATTACCGGAAATGTTAGAACATATTCTGGAACAACTTTAACAATTGGTAATACAGGTTCTGGCCAAATATTTTCTGGCGTTAATGACGCTTATGTTGGCGCTACATTTAAAATTATTGCTGGTCCTGGTGTTGATGAAGAACCAAAACGAATTACTGATTTTGTAGCTTCTACACAAACAATCACACTTTCAGAAGCGTTTGTAGCTACTTTAACCACAGCATCAGAATTTTCTATTGATTTTGAAGTAAGTGAAATTGAAAGTTTAGCCGTTCACTCTGGAACAACAGTTGTTCATACATCAGATGTTGAAACGAGGTCAAAAGATTTAGCGTCAACTTATAATGATACATATCTTACTGATACCGATTTTCAACCACCTATTATTTCACTAGGTGAAAGATTTGTTGCTGACGGAACAATTTCTGACTTTTCATATTCATATAAGCGATTATATGAAGACCAAGCTTTTTCCGCTGGTGTTTCTCCAGCTTTATCTTTAGGTTCGGGTGAATCTTTAACAACAGCTGGCTCTACATCGGCAATATTACAAAATTATCAAGTTGTTGTTACTAGCGCTGGAACCTCTCCATATTCTGTTGGTGAAGTTATTTCAGCTGATAATATTACAGATGTTGACACAGGAACTAAAAAAATAACAATTGCAAGTGCAGGTAATATGACCGCAAATATTATTACTACTGTTAATTTTACATTAGCATCTGGTAGTCCTGCAAAAACAAAAACTCTCGTTTCAGCTAACTCAACAGTTCAAGTTTCTGGTGGCGAATCTATTAATACAAATGGTGTCATTGTTTATGCTAATCAAGGTCAAACAACAATTCAAGCAAACAATGTAATTAAAGTTCCATCTACAGCTCAGTCACTTTATGTTTCAGATGTTACTGAACTGATTTCCGTTTATGACTTTAATGGTTCTTCTGTTGCAAATACTGGTTATTCAGATGTAACAGCCAGATATACATTGGATAACGGCCAAAGAGATTCTTTTTATAATCATGCAAATATTAAATTAAGACCTGGCTATTCAGCGCCAAATGGTCCTTTAGTTGTGAGATATAATAAGTATTCGTCTTCTGGCGCAGGCTTCTTTACCGTTGATTCTTATCCAACCTATTCTACAATTCCAGATTATACATCACCAACAACCGGTGAAATATATAATTTGAGAGATTCTATTGACTTTAGGCCAGTTCGTAAAGATGCTACAGCATCTATTGGTACCGCTGTTCAGTTTGATGTTGATTCAGGAACAACCGGTCCAAAAGTTGTTGAAAATGGTTCAGATATTATTTTAGATTTTAGTTATTATTTGCCTAGAATTGATAAGGTTGTTTTAAATAAAAGTAGGTCTTTTGAAATTATACAAGGAACTTCTTCTAAGAATCCTGTTCCTCCAAGAAATAAAGAAGATTCAATGAATCTTTATGTCTTATATGAATCAGCTTATTTAGCTAATGCTGACGATATTGAAACACAATATATAAACAATCGCAGATATACAATGCGTGACATTGGTAATTTAGATAGAAGAATTGGTAATTTAGAGTATTACACATCACTATCATTACTTGAACAAGAAACTGTTACAAAACAAGACTTAAGTATTTTAGATTCTACAAATTTACCTAGATTTAAAAATGGTATTATCGTTGATTCATTTGTAGGACACTCTGTAGCTGATGTAACAAACAGAGATTACTTTGCTGCTATTGATCCAATCAACAAAGAGCTAAGACCATCATGTAATATATCATCATATGGTTTAAGTTTTGATTCAGCAAATTCATCAAACTTTACGCAAGATGGACCTTTCATCACCTTAACATCTTCATCTACAAGTTTTGTTCAACAAGATTTAGCTTCAAAAGCTATGAATATTAATCCATTTAATATGGTTAATTACATAGGTAAAATTAAACTTGACCCACCTTCTGACATTTGGGTCGACACAAGTACAAAACCTGATGTATTAGTAAACTTGGGTGGTGATAAAGACGCTTGGGATTTATTAATGTCGCAAGTAGAACCATTTGGCGTTGAGTGGGGAAGCTGGCAAACCATTTGGTCAGGAACAGAGATTATCTCCGAAGAAGTTGAACTCAAGTCTGGTCATTGGATTGGTGGGCCTAGACACGGTCGTGGAAATAGATTCACCTCAAATGCTGGTACTGTTACAAGAACAATTCAAACATCTGAAGCACAAACTCGTTCAGGTATAGGGTTGGGCTTTAGTGCTGAATCAATAACACAATCTTTAGGTGATAGGATTGTTGATGTTTCAGTTATTCCTTATATGAGAGCAAAAAGTGTTTTATTTACCGCATCCGATTTTAAACCAGATACCGTTTTATATACATTTTTTGATAATACAGCTGTAGAACAATATGTAGCTCGAGCAAACAAATTTGTATTAACAAATAATAATTTATCATACAGGACGGCCGTTGCTAATACTGAACCTGTTACTGTTTATGACAACGGAACTGCTACAACAAATGGTAGCGCTGTTGTTGTTCAAACATCAAACAACTCGGTTTTTGTTGTTAATGTAAGTCCAACAACAAAATTTGATATTACAAGTGCTAATTTAATTGGTTCTGTATCAGGAACAACATCTAGGATTTCTGAATATCATCATTATTCTGGATTTGCAAATGCAGCTACATCAACAACTATTACTTTAGCAATTGATGCTGAAGGTGCTGATAATTCTGGTTATTATGCAAACACAGCTAACAGTAACACCATCTTTATTGTAAGTGGAACTGGTGCAGGTCAAACAGCAACAATGACAAGTTATAATGCAACAACAAGAGTTGCGACTATTTCTGGTTCTTGGGCAATAACACCAGACACAACATCAGTTTATTCGATTGGTAGATTGACAACAACAAGAGGTGGTGATGTTGCAGGTATTTACAATATACCATCAGGAACATTTAGAACAGGTGAAAAAGCATTTAGATTAATTGATGTAGCATCTGGAGATATTCCAAGTTCAACAACAAACGGTGATGCTTCATTCTTTGCTCAAGGTTTGTTGCAAACATCCGAAGAGGTTATTGTTTCAACAATCCAACCAACAACACAAAGAACAACAGTTATAGATGATAGAATCACATCAACAACTTCTACACAACAAGAAACTGTGGCTGGTTGGTACGACCCATTAGCGCAAACATTCCTAGTAGCACCCGACCAACATCCTCAAGGTATGTTCTTGGATAGAGTTCGTGTGTGCTTTAAATCAAAAGATGATACCGTGCCCGTAACCTTACAATTGAGACCAACTGTCAATGGTTATCCATCATCAACAACAGTTTATCCATATGGTTCAGTTACATTAACACCAGATAAAGTTAAAACAACCGATGCTCCAAGTTTTACTGATTCTACAAAATATACAGACTTTGTTTTTGATACACCAATTTATCTATTACCAGGTGAACATTGTTTCGTTCTTCTTTCAAACTGTAATAGTTATGAAGCTTATGTAGCAGAGGTTGGTAAATTAGACATTGTTTCCGGTGTTCAAATATCTGAACAACCTTATGGCGGCTCATTCTTTATGTCTCAAAATGGATCCACATGGCAGGCAGACCAGAATTTAGATATTTCATTTAGATTATTCCGTAAAACATTTAGTTCATCTTCAGCAACAGCTATGTTTACTGTTGATGCACCTTCTTCAAATGTTTCTTATGATTTGGTAAACTTTATAACATCACAAGTTTCTATGGCAAATACAGCAATATCTTATCAATTCTTGTCAGAAAAGTCAACTGGTGGATTTACTGGTTATAAAACAATTGTGCCGTCTAATGATTATCCTATGACTGATGGTGATGGCCGAAGAGTTTTAAATTCAACCACCGGAAACACAACATTACAATTCAAAGCAACAATGTCAACATTAAATACTGATGTGTCTCCTATCCTTGATATTACAAGATTTGGCGGAATATTTGTTGATAATAGGATTGATAATTTACCTTTGAAATCGGAAGATTTTGTGATTGAAGCGGCTGGTTCAGGTTACGCTAACTCAGCTGATGTCACTGTTACAATTACTGGTGGAGGAGGTTCTGGTGCTGTAGCAACAGCAAATGTTGTATCTGGTAGTATTGTTAGTTTTGATGTAACTAATGGTGGTTCAGGTTATACAACATCACCAACAATCACATTGACACCTGGTTCTGGTGGTGGTTCTGGTGCGGTTGTATCTTATAACGGTGAAGATAATAAATCTGGCGGTAATTCAAAAGTGAGATACATCACAAGAAAAGTAACTCTCGCTGACGGCTTTGATTCTGGTGACCTTCGTGTTTATGTCACTGGATATAAACCTAGTGGTTCAAATATTCATGTATATTATAAACCATTATCTTCTTCTGATAGTGATAATTTTGATGATAAAGAATATACACTTATGACCGAACTAGGCAATGCTAATTTTGTATCTGCTAACGAAAGAGATTATAGAGAACTTACATTTGCACCAGGTTCAGATACAACAGCAACAAATTCTGTTACTTATACAAGCGGTTCAACAACATATAATTCATTTAAAACATTCTCAATTAAAATTGTAATGTCTAGTGATAACACAGTTGATGTTCCAAAAGTTAGAGACTTTAGAGCGGTTGCTTTACCAGCAGAGGTGTAATATGGCATATGTAAAAATTAAAGATAATGATAAGTTAATTAGAGATACTCATTCTAAAGCCATTCTAAATACCGATAGAATAGCATTAGAACAGTATTATGCTAAGCGAGCTGTAGCTAAAAAGCAACAACAAGAACAATATGAGACTAAACAAAAAATAGCACAACTAGAGAAAGATATGTCTGAAATTAAAGATTTACTTAAACAAATTGCATTAGCAAGGAAATCATAATGGCAATAACTTATATAACCACAGCAAACACCTTTCAACAATGGGTTGTTGCAACACAAGACTTAATTACTGTTGCTAATAACTTAACAGATGGTGGTTATTCTCAAACATTTTATGCTAATACAAACTTAAGCATTGGTGGTGATTTAACAGTCACCGGTAATCTTACTTTAGATTCTGTTGGCTATGATGACTTATCTGTAGCTGGTAATGCTACAATTACTTTAGATACAACAATTGGTGGTACACTCGATGTAACGGGAGATGCAACATTACAAAATGTGACTGTTAATTCAGCAGCTACATTAAATGTCACACATGGTGGTTTTATTGGTACTGCAAACACTAACATTTATTCCGAAATGGAAAGAATAGAAAACCAGTCTCTTGCATACGCAATTGCTTTAGGATAGAATAAATAGATTATTAAGGAAATAAAAACAAATGGCAAATACTTTTAAATCATATGTAGCTGCAAATGTATTGACAGGTGGTACTGTTGTCTATACTGTTCCTAGTTCTACAACAGGCACAGTTATAGGTTTATCACTTTCAAATAAAGGCACAGCTACTGTTACGGCAAATGTATTTTTGACGAGGTCCTCTGTTGACTATTCAATTATATCTAATGTGCCAATTACATCCGGCTCTACTTTGGTTCCTGTTGGTGCTGAACAGAAACTTGTTATGCAAGATGCCGATGAATTAAAAATAACAGTAAGTGCTAATAGTGTAGTTGATTGTATTGCTTCACTTTTAGAAACAACATAATAGGAGTTTTTTGTGGGATACTTAGGTGCCGTAAATCCTTTATTTGATGCTGCTAGAGCTTTAGTTGGTAGAGAAGATGTAGATCGTTTTAATGGCGATAGCTCAAATACATCATTCACCCTAACAAAATCAGTATTATACGCAACAGATGTTGATGTATGGGTTGACAATGTTCATCAAGAACCAAGAACAGATTATGATGTTGCTGGAAATGTATTAACTTTTGCTTCACCGCCAGCAACAGGATCAAACAACATATATGTAAATATTAGAGGTTCAGCTTATAACAATTATGCTGTTGTTCCTGATGGTTCAATTACAGTTAATAAACTCGCAGATGAATTGAGGATTTTTGTTGATGACCAATTCACCGCTAATGGTACAGGAACAACATTTGAACTATCACAAGAACCTTTAAATGCTACAACATTAGTTGTTTCGATTGATGGTGTATTTCAATCACCAACAACAAATTACACACTTTCTGGAACAACTTTGGAATTTACAGCTGCACCACATAATAATGCACAAGTATCTGTTAGACATTTAGGATTTAGAACAACAACAACTACATATCCACCTATAGCATCAAATACAATTACAACTTTGATGTTACAGGATAATATTGTAACAGGAGATAAGTTAGATTTAGCTTCTGAATATTCTTCAACAACCGAAACCGCTAATGGTTCAGGACAAACATTCACTGTTACATCCGGATATAATGCAAACTCTGTTATTGTATTTTATAATGGAATTGCTCTTGTTCCTGTTGAGGATTATGATATATCAGGAACAACATTAACGACAACATTTACTCCAACCGCAAACTCGGTTGTAAGTATTAGATATTTACCAATATAGAGGAAATAAATGGCTTCAACATCAAAAACGATAGGCGATTTAATAGGTGCAGATGGTGCTGTAACAATACCTGGTGATGGTATTATATTAGCATCCGATTTAGCTGATAATTCAGTTACTACATCTAAAATTGTTGACGCTAATGTTACAAACGAAAAAATTGATTCTGTAGCTGCAAGTAAAATCACAGGAACATTAGATATAGCCTATGGTGGTACAGGTGCAACCAGTTCAACATCAGCACTAGACAATCTTTTGCCCGGCGGAGAAGTTTCCGGCTATGTCCTTAAAACTGGCGGTTCAGGCTCTTATTATTGGGGTTCCGCTAATGCTGTTTCTGGTAATAGTGTTGGCACTATTATTAATTCAACTAGAATAGTAAATACAGCTAATGCTTCTCAAACGGTGTTTTCTTCTCCAACTTATACACAAGGCGCCAATCAATTAAGAGTTTACATTGATGGTGTAAGACAATTCCCAAGTGCTTACACCGAAACAAGTAACACCTCGTTCACTTTAGGTGAAGCTCAAGATGCAGGCACTATCGTTTTAGCTGAAGTTGATGGATATGTGGACTATACAGTCAACGCTTCAGATGTTGTATTTTCACCAACGAGCGATATAACATCAAACAATGCTCAAGATGCTATTGCTGAAGTAGCAAGTGATTTATCTAATCTAGTCGTCCAAACATCTGGAATTGCTGATTCTGCTGTTACAACAGCTAAGATTGCTAATGCTAATGTTACTGTCGCAAAAATATCAGCAACAGGCACGGCTTCATCATCAACCTTCTTAAGAGGTGATGGTGCTTGGCAAGCTGTTGGCGGATTCTCTAATATGCAAGTATTTTCAACACCAGGAACATGGACCAATCCAGGCCAAGTTACAAAGGTTAAAGTGACTGTTCTTGCTGGCGGTGGCGGCGGTTGTGGTGGTAGAACACCCGGTAACTGGTCCAACAGTGGTGGTGGCACTTATCTAACACAGTCTGCTGCTGGTGGCGGAGCTGCTATTGAAGTTACAAATATACCAACCTCACCTGTTCCTGTTACAGTTGGATCTGGAGGTGCTGGGGGTGCATTTCCTGGGTCAAACGGTACAACTTCAGCAGGAACACCTGGTGGCACATCATCTTTTGGTTCTTATTGTTCAGCATCTGGTGGTGAGGGTGGCAAAGGACAAGTACCACAATATTCTAATTATCAATTAAGTGTTGGAGGTATTGGTTCTGGAGGTAATTATAATATTAGAGGTAGCGATGGTAGCTATAATACATCTGGCGCAGGAGCTTTGGGCTCAGGAGCAAAAATATTAAGTTTATATAACGGTTTTAACAACACAAATGGTTGGAGTGCTGAATCTGGTTCTGGTGCAGGAGGAACTGGCATGACTTCAAGCGGTAACGGCACTGGTGGTGCCGGTGGTAGTGGTGGCTCAGGCGTGGTCATTGTAGAATGGTAATTAATTTTTTAACAAAGGAAATAAAAAAATGGCAAAGAAAGCATTAGTATCAACAATAGAAACATCAGGTAATCCGGCTGATTTGGGTAACCGAGTTTTAGAGGTTGTTGAAGCTGGCCAAGAGTTTGAAACTCATTCTAGCCTTCAATGGAAAGATTGTGATGATACAGTAGAATCTTTTAACTACTGGTGGAAAGATGGTGAATTTAAAAAATTACCACAAGCAGTTGATCCTGTTGAAGAAGCTGGTGAATTATCTCTGGATGCAGATGGTAATCCTACCGAACAGCATGTATGGGATTGGGATTCAGAAACTTGGACTAAAGAATCAATTTAAGGAATAAAAATTGGCGAACACTAAAGTCACAACCAAAACAATACAGGATGGTGCAATTACCAATTCTAAATTGGCAGGTAGTATTACCAACGATAAAATTACATCACTATCAGCATCTAAATTAACGGGTGCATTACCTGCAATTGATGGTTCAAATTTAACTGGTATTGCGCCACCTACAACATTAAATGCAGTCGGAACATATAGATTGATTGCTACTACGACTTCTAATAATAATAGCTCACCATATGGTGCAATAGGTAGTATTGCAGTAAATCCTGGATCATTAACAGGATCTTGGAGAGTTATGGACTTTATAACTACCAGCGCAATTTCAGGTCCGGTTCAGACCACTTATACCGTTGTAACATTATTAGTAAGGATATCATAATGGCAACAGAAGCTGATATTAAAGGGTTAGTAATTAAAAGAGGATAACATAGAGTGTCATATTTAGGATCACAAGTAATTAGTTCAGGAACCATAAGGTCTGAAAGATTTTCTGGCAATAGTTCAGATACAGACTTTGTATTGTCACACGCTCATTCAAATGAAGCCTCATTATTAATATTTGTTTCTGGAACAAAACAAGATGCTTCAACTTATACAATTAGTAGTGGATTATTACAATTTAGTTCACCACCAGCAGCAGGTACAAATAATATTGAAGTTATCTATTTAAATGGTCCCATATTACAATACTATGTGACTGATGGAAGTATTGGTACTGCTCAGTTAGCAAACAATTCCGTCACCAATGATAAAGTAGAATTTACATATTCATCATCAACACAAACAGCTAATGGTTCAGGACAAACATTTACTGTAACTGATGGAACAACAGCCAATTCTGCTATCGTTACATATAACGGTATTATTTTATTACCCGTTACTGACTATGACATATCAGGAACAACATTAACAACAACATTTACTCCAGTGGCTGGTTCAGAAATATCAGTTCGCTACTTACCAGTATAGAGGAAATAAATGGCTTCGAATTCAAAAAATATTGCAGAACTTTTAAACAGTGATACCCAAATAGCTCTTGCTGATATAGCTGATGGTTCAATTTCAGATGATAAAATTAGTGATGTATCAGCAACAAAATTAACTGGAACAGTTAGTGTCAACAACGGTGGTACCGGTGCTAGTGATGCTGGTTCTGCTATAAACAATCTTTTAGGTAGTGGCACATCTGGATATGTCCTTAAAACCGGTGGTGCTGGTTCATATTATTGGGGTTCTGCTAATGCTGTTTCTGGTAATAGTGTTGGCACCATTATTAACTCAACTAGACTTGTTCACACAGCTACTGCTAGTCAAACGGTATTTGCTGCTCCAACTTATACAACTGGAGCTGGTCAGTTAAGAGTTTATATTGATGGTGTAAGGCAATTTCCAAGTGCTGTTACTGAAACATCTAATACTTCATTTACACTTGATACAGGCGTAAGTTCTGGTACAGTTGTGATGGCAGAAGTTGATGCCTACACAGATTACACTGTTAATGCTTCAGATGTTGTATTTTCACCCACAAGTGATGTAACATCAAACAATGCTCAAGATGCTATTGCTGAAGTAGCAAGTGATTTATCAAATTTGGTTGTTCAAACATCTGGAATTGCTGATTCGGCTGTTACAACAGCTAAGATTGCTGATGCTAATGTTACTATGGCTAAACTATCAGCAACAGGTTCAGCTTCATCATCAACATTCTTACGAGGCGATGGTGCTTGGCAGGCAGCAGGCGGCTTTGCCAATATGGAAGTATTTTCAATAGCTGGACCAGCTACTTGGACCAATCCAGGCCAAGTTACAAAAGTTAAAGTGACTGTTGTGGGTGCCGGTGGTGCTGGTGGAGGTACTACGGTATCGCCATCTCCAACAAATGGAAATGCAGGTGGAACATCTAGTTTTGGTACTTATATGTCTGCTACTGGAGGTGGCGGTGGTGGTAATACAAGAGGCGCTGCAGGTGGTGCCAGCGGTGGAAATTTTGTTGTATATGGTAAAACTGGTAGTTTAACTCCCTCAACTGCTAACGTACCTGTTCATGGAGGTGATTCTCTATTAGGCTTTGGAGGACATCCAAGTACACCAGGCTCAGGATTTGGTTCAGGAGGAGGAGTAACATCATATGGACCAATAAATTTATATTCTGGTTCGGCTGGAGGCGCCACTGTTGGAATAATAAGTATTCCTACGAGTCCAGTTCCAATTACGGTTGGTGCTGGCGGAACAGCAGGCCCTGGTACTTGGCCTGGTCCATCTGGTCAATATGTTCCAGGTTTAGGCGCTGATGGTGTTGTAATAGTTGAATATTAAAATAAATAAAAAAGTAAAATAACAAGGCATAAAAATGGCAAATACTTTAGCTACGACAGAAGTTTTAAAAAATGCTTCAGTAACAAACGACAAACTTGCTGGAAGTATATCGCAAGATAAACTCGCTGGAGCTATTCCTATATCAAAGCTATCAGCAACAGGCACGGCTTCATCATCAACCTTCTTAAGAGGTGATGGTTCTTGGCAAGGTGCTGGAGGTCCAGGTTCATTCAATGTTGATTATTATACTT